GCTGCGCTCGCTGCTGAACCCTCCCGAGGATGTGCAGCTGACTTTTCTGAACATTCAACGCTACATCAACCCTCACTACATCAAGGAGGTGCCAGTGGTGGCCGCTGAGGCGAGCACTGAGGTACCAACCAAGGTGACTGAGCCTGTGAAGAAGCCAACCCTGAAGAAGGCTCTGCCAAAGGCTTGAATCAAAGGGCTTAAAAATAAAATGCACGTGTAATATAACAAATGGAAGGCACGGACTCTGTGACACTCGTTGAGGCGCCTCAGATGGACCGTTCAAAAATCGAAAAACTCGTGGGTACAAAGGTTAAGAACCTTTCCTTGTACACGCGGGCCTTTACTCATAAGTCGGCACTGAAAAAGTACAAACTCGAGTCGGACAATGAGACGCTCGAGTTTATGGGGGATTCGGTTTTGGGGTTTGTCATTACTCGCTATCTGTTTGACAAGTTTGAGGAGCAAAAGGAGGGTTTCATGACTCGGGCTCGTACTCAGCTTGTGCGCAGTCAGACTCTGGCTAGCTTTGCCAAGATGCTCAACTTGGGAGACTTGATTATGATGGATGACAAGGGTATCAGGAATAACTGGAACAACAACACCAAGGTGCTCGAGGATTGCTTCGAGGCGCTCGTTGGTGCGATATATCTGGATCTGGGGATGGTTCACGCAAAGAGTTTTATCCTTGACGTGATCCAGACTTCTGGGTTTAAATTTGAAGAGGATAACAACTACAAGGATCAGGTTATGCGCTACTGCCAGGCGCACAAGCTGCAATCCCCTGATTATGGAGTAGATGGCAACCACAATGGAACCTTCTGTATCACCCTCAGGGTGGATGGTCATGTCTGGGGCTGTGGCTATGCTCTGACCAAGAAACAGGCTGAGCAAAATGCAGCCCAAATTGCAATCAAGACTATGAAGCTCCAGATCCCGAAGCATGTATAATTTTCTGCGTCAATATCAAATGTTTTCTAGGAAGAAGACCCCACCAACTGAAAAGATTATCAGAAATATGGCCAAGTATGCATCTGGTAACACAGAGGCTCTTAACAAATATAAGCTCAACAATATGTTGCGAACACTTGTACTGGTAGACTCGCGTCTGATGAATAACTACTACCGCAATAACAACAACGGTAGCTGGAAGACTGCTCGGAATACACCTCTTACAACAAAAAACATCAAGGAGAATCTCGGTATTTATGGATACTCTCGGTCGAACATCTATGAGATGCTCTCAAACTACAAAAAGGATCCCAAGAGATATGCTTCTATGCTTAAGTACCGTCTTGGTTAAAGATGTTGAGCGCTCTTACTGTATGCACGAGCGAGTCAAGGAACTCATTGAACAAAATTATGCGGATCAAAAGTCGGATGCGTGGCTAGCTTTGCGCGGTACGATGCTCACAGCGAGTGATGTAGCAACAGCTCTGGGTGATAATCCATATGAAAAGCCGTCGAGTCTGATTGCTAAAAAGTGTGGAGCGGGTAAAAAGTTTGACGGGAATGATGCGACTCGTCACGGTGAAAAGTACGAGCCGGTTGCCAGGGATCTGTACTGCGATAAGACTGGGGAGGTGGCGCACGAGATTGGGCTTGTGCAGCATCGCGAGTACAAGTGGCTTGGGGGATCCCCTGACGGCATCACAGAGAATGGATTACTTATTGAGATTAAGTGTCCGATGTCGCGCAAGATTGAGAACAAGGTGCCCAAGCATTATCTGCCCCAGCTCCAGATTCTGATGGAGATTCTGGATCTGGAGGTGTGCGACTTTATTCAGTACCGACCAGAGCCGTACGAATACATGGTGACACGAGTTGACCGAGATCGCGAGTGGTTCAAAGAGAAGCTACCAATCATGAAGAGCTTTTGGGATGAGGTGTTGTACAAGCGGGAACACGGACTATGTGAGATTGTGTAGTACAGCAATATAATAGACAAGATACCGTCGACATAACAGAAAGATAACCTAATGTAGCCCCCGTGCCTATGGCAAAAGCTTCTAGGAATAAACTCATACTTAGATAGAAGAGACGTACCTTTAATATGAAGTGCATCTTTTGCCATAAGAAACTCGCAATGATCAACTGCAGAGGATGTACTGGGACCTTCTGCAGTGGATGTATTCTGATGGAGGCCCATCAATGTACAGGTATTGAAAAGATGAAAATAGCTAGTAAGGAGAGGCTGGCTGCGAGCCTGCCGGTTGTATGTGCACCAAAGGTGCAAAAGATCTAGCGTCTGAACATGATGATTAGGGCTATTACTACAATTGCAATCAGTACAGTCGGGAATGTATCATCAATCGAATCCATCAATGGAATATCCAACCCCTTCTTTCCATTTCTCACATACGTGACACCCTCATCAAACTCGTATTTGCGAAATGGGTACATCTCAGGCACATTGTCAACCCATAGAGTCTGGGCCATGATGTTGGGGGGCATGAGCTCGAGCTGTGAGCGTGGCTGCTGATCCTTTGGCTCGTCAGCTGATGGGAACTGTGGTTCCTCAATCTCCTGCCAGTCAGAGAATCTGCTAAACATCCCACCATCCTTTGTCACGCCTGGAGCGAAGGATGGGCCTGGGATTGCAGCCTCGATGATACGATTCACTTGGTTATAGGCACCAATATCATTCATTACTTGATACGTACATTTTAGTTCTGACCTTGTCGAGGTGGCGAATCCACATCTCGTCCATGTCTACATTCAGCATATAAGCCAACTGGAATAGATAACTGAAGACATCACCCATCTCCATAAGGATATCCACCCCACGCTCTTTTTTCAGGTTTGTTTTCTTGTAACTCTTCTGATGCTGCCGAATTGCTGATGCGAGTTCACCAACCTCTTCGGTAAACAAAAGCCATACTGTAGGAATCGAAGCCTTGTCCCAACCCTTTGATCTGCAGATGTTATACGTGTCATATTTGAACTGATTCATCTTATATAAACAGAGTTGCTCAGCTCTAAGTGGGTGGAAGAGGATTACGTATACGTGTTTCATCCTTCACAGCCTGATATTTCTTGGGCAGCTGAAGAGTGGTGGGTGGTGCTGGGACGTCAGCCATAGCAATGTATGGCTCCTCGATGGACCATCTGGCAATCAGGAACGCGAGTACAACAAGCAGCCAAGTGTACATTACATTTGACTTATATTATTCTTCAGAAACCAATCCTGCTGATTGGGAGCTTCTTACCGTATGTTGATGTGTTTCCGGGCCACTCTGGGGGTGGCGGCAGCTTGCCGATGTTCTTGTTGTAAATGAGAAACTGAGCAATACGTGGCTTCATAATCTGGACCGCCTCCTTGACACAATCAGAGTTCATGTTGCCAATCTGACGCTCAATATCCGAGTAGGGATCCTGGAAGCTCTTCGCGTAGACAGTCTGCATGAGTACAAAGAGATCACTGGGGTTTTGTGGACCGACGCGCTGGCCAGTCTCACTCATTATAGCCTGACTGATACCTCGCTCGATCTGAGCAATATTCTGCTTCGAGTAGAATCTCATCGAAAGTGGGGTAGATGCTGGAGCAGCCATATGTTGTTATAAAGGGTTAAAAAAATTAGGGGCTACTAACACAATGAAGGTTATCAAACGTTCCGGAGATGAACAAGAAATGCTATTCGACAAGGTTACCCAACGCATCCGTGGACTTTGCACCGGACTCAATGTACAGGCAGATAAGGTGGCTCAAAAAGTATTCACATCAATGTATGACGGCATCAAAACCTCGGATCTCGATGACATCTCAGCTGATGTAGCCATTCACATGCTCACGGATGACCCAGACTACGAGACGTTGGCTACCCGTATCATTGTCAGCAATATGCACAAGAATTGCGCCAAGACTTTTAGCGATTCAATGCTCGGCCTTCACATGAAAGAAATTGTCTCTGATGAGACGATGAAGAATCTAACTCTTGATCTAGATGCAGTGATTGATCATCAACGCGATTACAAGTTTGGTTACTTTGGCATCAAGACGCTCCAGAAGATGTACCTGAACATGTACGAGACGCCACAGTTTATGTTTATGCGGGTGGCTCTGGGTATCCACGGCTCGGACAAGGCTCGAGTCATCGAGACGTACAACCTCATGTCTCAGCACTACTTTACCCACGCAACCCCCACCCTCTTCAATGCTGGCTCGAAGCGGCCCCAGATGTCGAGCTGCTTCCTGATTGCCATGAAGGATGACTCTATCGAGGGTATCTATGACACGATGAAGGATTGTGCTCAGATTTCCAAGTGGTCGGGTGGCATCGGAATGCACATCCACAACGTACGGGCCAAAGGGTCACGGATCCGAGGTACAAACGGCACCTCCGATGGTATCATTCCCATGCTCCGTGTGTTCAATAATACAGCTCGTTACGTGAATCAGGGTGGTCGGCGCAAGGGGTCCATCGCAGTCTACCTCGAGCCATGGCACGCAGATGTCATGGAGTTTTTGGAGCTGCGGCTCAATCAGGGTGACGAAGAGTCTCGGTGCCGCGACTTGTTCACTGCTCTCTGGATCCCTGACCTCTTCATGCAAAAGGTGGAGGCGAATGAGCTGTGGCACCTGATGTGCCCCGATGACTCACCAGGCCTCTCGGATGTGTACGGTGAGGAGTTCAACGAGTTGTACAAGATGTATGTGGTTCAGGGGAGGTACAAGCAGGTGGTCAAGGCTCGGGACGTCTGGAACGCCATGATCAAGAGTCAGGTGGAGACTGGGACGCCTTATATGCTGTACAAGGATGCGTGCAACGCCAAGTCTAATCAGAAGAATATAGGTATGATCAAGTCGAGCAACCTGTGTACCGAGATTGTGGAGGTGTCCACACCCGATGAGACTGCAGTGTGCAACCTGGCATCCATTTGTCTTCCGACGTTTGTAAAGGATGGTGAATTTGACTTTTCTCAACTTCATAATGTGGCGAAGGTTGTGACCGTCAACCTGAACCGGGTCATTGACAAGAACTTTTACCCGACCGAGTCATGCCGCAAGTCAAATATGCGTCACCGGCCAATCGCTATCGGTGTCCAGGGTCTAGCTGATGTCTACATGATGATGGGTCTGTCATTCGATGAGCCCAAGGCTCGCAAACTTAACAAGGAGATCTTTCAACAGATATACCGTGCAGCCCTATTGGCCTCGAGTGATTTGGCAGAGGAAGAAGGACCATACGAAACCTTCGATGGTTCACCCTCCTCAAAGGGTATCCTTCAACCGGATATGTGGGGTGTAAACACGGAGAATTTTGCTTTCATCAAGCAGTGTATCGCTAAAAACGGTCTGCGTAACTCGCTTCTGGTGGCGCCCATGCCGACTGCCTCGACCGCTCAGATTATGGGCAATAACGAGGCGTTCGAGCCGTACACAACAAACATCTATCTGCGCCGAACCCTTGCTGGTGAGTTTGTGATGGTGAACAAGCATCTGGTGCGGGATCTCCAGAAGATTGACAAGTGGAACAAGGAGACTAAGGATCAGATTATTCGAGATGGCGGGAGTGTCCAGGCTTTGGACATTCCTGACAAGTTGAAGGGTATTTACAAGACTGTGTGGGAGATTTCATCTCGCTCGATTATTGACATGGCAGCGGAGCGTGGGCCGTACATCGACCAGTCGCAGTCGATGAATCTATTTGTCGAGAATCCCACCACCGCCAAGCTCTCGAGCATCCACATGCACTCGTGGAAGAGCGGGCTCAAGACGGGTATGTACTATCTGCGCACACGCGCCAAGGCCAAGCCTGTGCAGGTGACTCTCGATCCTGAGGTGTGCCGACGCGACAACCCCGATGGGTGCCTGATGTGCTCAGGCTAACGAAACACCTTCATGAATCCCCGCACATTTACAGCGAAAATTACAGCCACTATAAGCAAAATCAGCCAAAGATTGCTCGTTTTTCGTGTACGATCTGGCTGGTTTGGCAACCGTATATAACTAGAAGTTTGCTCACCTGCGAGCGCCTGCATCTCCTCCATCTTCTTCTTTACAAGTTCTTCGACAGTCGGGATGTCAGTCTCAGCCATTACTTCTTGTCAACATTTTTGTCAAACTTGAAACACTCCCAGAGTTTTGATGCTCGCTTTGACAACTCGGAGAATTCATCAATTGTATACTGGCTCCCCATACTACGATTACATGAGGCACAGATTGGCCTGAGGTTGTCGAGATCAGTCTTGCCACCTTTGCATTCTGGTATATCATGACCAGTCTCAAAGTTGAAGGGAGTCATCATATTCTCACACCAAGTCACTTTGCACTTGTTCTTGAAAGTCTCCCCACAGTATATAAGCCACACTTGCTCACGCAAAGCCTTGGGAATCTTCTTCTTCATTATGGATGCATGAAGACGTATTCCTTAATAGGGGGTGTAAAATAGTCGGGATAGGGCTCCATTTGCAGTGGCTGACCAAACAACCAGTGCCATATATACTCCATCATTACAGCATCCTTTTTAGAATCTCCATGCATTACCATATCATACAACTCTATGTAACGTTCTTTTGAAGTGTTCTGAATGGCATCTCTTGTTACTATAAACTGAGCGTTTACATGACACTGATAATTATGTGGTAGATCCATAGGCATGTATTCACTCCATTTATTGTTCAAGAGATCGACGTCAATTTGATAGAATTGCGTCACCCAGTGATTGTTCAAAGGTATATAATTGTATTTTGACAAGTTTGCATCTCGGATGAGATTTAGTATTGGCCTATCACCTTTTTGATGCCAAGCGTTCTCATGACCATGAATGAACGCTACATAGTTTGGGAGAGTATAGTAGCGTTCAATAATATACTTGAGATATGCTGTAGCTTCATTTCCATGATTAGGGATTGCATATCGTTCCTTGACGTTTTTTAGAGTCCACGGGTTAGACCCTTCATGTTCTATGAGTACAACAGGCCAGGGAGATTTATCTAGCCATTCCAGATCTTCCTTATAGTAAGAAACTACAATCTCCATCTAACGTCTAGAAGCAAGAATAATTGCTGTAACAAGCGCAATCAGGACCAGAGAATTGGTCGAGCCAAACATCTCACCAGATGTGTATCCAGACTGCTTACCACCCACAAGCTTCATGAGCATGCTTGCGAAAGCCTGAAGATCTTTAATTAGACTCTCGATCATGCCAGTACCAGGAATCTCCTTTCCAGCTGGGCGATATATACCCTTGCGCAGATCCTCCATATCCTTGGTATCCTTGGGTGGGTCGACACCCATCGCCTTCATAACCTCCATCTTCTTCTGCTCAGCCTCTGAAGAGGCTGGCTTTCCGAACGAATCTACAATCTTCTTCACCTCTGGATCAACCTTCTTGGCGATAGCCTCTGGCATATTTTTCACCTCCTTGCTAACCATAGGAACCTCTTTTGCTCTCACAACATCCATTTCCATCTTTTGTGCGAGACCCTTACCAATCATTTTCACATCACCACCCATCTCCTTACTCGCTCCTCCAATCATACCACCAGACTGACCAGGTGCCATAGCCTTGACAGCATCATCCTTCATCATTGGGGCTGGTCCCTTTTCAGCCGCCTTTATAGCCAACTGAGCCGACGATGCTGGAACTCCTCCAGCGTAATTGCCTGGTGGAGCTCCTCCTGCTGGACCTGCTACTGCGTACTTGGCTGGTGGAGCCTTGACATCTGCAGCACCTGCTACTGCGTACTTGGCTGGTGGAGCTCCTCCTGCTGGACCTGCTACTGCGTACTTGGCTGGTGGAGCTCCTCCTGCTGGACCTGCTACTGCGTACTTGGCTGGTGGAGCTCCTCCTGCTGGAACTCCTCCAGCGTAATTGCCTGGTGGAGGACCTCCTGCTGGAGCTGCTACTGCGTACTTGGCTGGTGGAGCTCCTCCTGGTGGAACTCCTCCAGCGTAATTGCCTGGTTGTATAAGACCCTTACCAATCATTTTTACATCGCCACCCATATCCTTGCTCGCTCCTCCAATCATACCGCCCATCTGACCAGGTGCCATACCCTTGACAGCATCATCCTTCATCATTGGGGCTGGACCCTTTACAGCCGCCTTTATAGCCAACTGAGCCGACGATGCTGGAACTCCTCCAGCGTAATTGCCTGGTGGAGGACCTCCCGCTGGAGCTGCTACTGCGTACTTGGCTGGTGGAGCTCCTCCCGGTGGAACTCCAGAGTACCTGGCTGGTGGAGCTCCTCCCGCTGGACCCTTTACACCCGCCTTTATAGCCATCTGCTGCTGTTCCGTCTTCGCTCCTCCAGCGTAATTGCCTGGTGGAGGACCTCCCGCTGGAGCTGCAATGTTACCAAACATAGTTTTATTATTAACTGGCAATAAGTTTTGTGCGAGACCCTTACCAATCATTTTTACATCTCCACCCATCTCCTTGCTCGCTCCTCCAATCATACCACCAGACTGACCAGGTGCCATACCCTTGACAGCCTCCTCCTTGATCATTGGGGCTGGACCCTTTACAGCCGCCTTTATAGCCATCTGCTGCTGTTCCTCCTTTTTAACCATCTCGCGCAGCTTTGTCTGCTCATCCTGCATGAACTGCTTCTGCTGAGCAGCCATTCGTTCCTGATCCTGCTTCATTTTATCTTGCATAGCCTTGACATCTGCAGCAGCCTTGGCTTGTGCGGCTGAGTTAGCTGCTGCATACTTGCTAGGGGGAGCTCCAGCAGGAGCTGCTACTGCATACTTGCTAGGGGGAGCTCCAGCAGGAGCTGCTACTGCATACTTGCTAGGGGGAGCAGCCGCAGGGGGAGTATAGGTAATAGGTACAAACGCGGCCTTCGCTGCCGCATTCTTCGCGCGCTGTGCATCTGCAGCTGCTTGCGCATCATCGTCAGCTTTCTTCCGTGCCTGAGCCTCTTTAAGAAGTCGATCTGTCTCTCGTCCTTTACCAAAATCTCTCATGACGTTTGAAAATGCAAAGGCAGCCTTCATTACTACTATCATGTATTTTTATCTGCTCACTTTGCCCATTTCTCTATGGAGATCACCAAGTTTTCATACATGTCTTCAATGTTCTCCTGATCCTGTAACGAAAGTTTGTCGCCGTTATTCATCGAGATGTCCATCTTTTTGAAATGTGGGCTGTAATCAATGTACCGAACCTTTTTCGGGTTGATGATGTATGTACGATGACTCTGGATCTTGTCAGAGTATGGAATCGGGATGCGAATCAGGAAAACCTTCATCTGGGTATAAAGAGATTATCGTCTTTACATGTATGTTGTGGAACGAAGTGGATTTTACAAAGCTTCACATAGAGCTCGGAAGAGCTGGAAGACGCAAGTTTACTTATGATGGCAATCCTTTTCGGTTTCAGATTCCAGAATCGAGATGTGTATGGGGGCTCTCAGAGTACAAGTCTATATCGATTGAAATGGATGATGAATTCGTAAAGTGGTGGGCCCAACTCGAAGAGTATGTAGACCCACCAGAACCTTATTCTTCGTCGATTCGCGACGGAGTTTTGCGAGTAAAGATTGACGAGTATACACAGGTGTTTGACTCGAATCGTCAGATTGATATGAAAGAGCGCTCCGAGGGTGATTTCCAAGGGTGCTCGCTGAAATGTATCATGGAAGTTAGTGGAATGTACTACTTCAATGGAACATATGGACTTACCTGTCGAATTTATCAGATGTTGTATGTGAAACTAGATGAATGCGCGTTTATGCTGCCATCTTCTTAGCACGGTAGCGAGCAGCCGACTCGCGGCGAGCCGCCTTGCGCTCCTCGTTCGTCTTGTACTTACCAGAGTACACCTTGCCGCCAAACAGGCCGCGGAGAGCGACGTTGTTCAGAACTGCGGCAGTCTTTACGCGGCGGGGAGCTGCGCGTGGGACTGGAGCCTGAGCTGCGGCTGCGAGCAGGGATGCGAAGCGTGAGTTACCGTTTGGCTTGCGGCTCTCATTCATCATGGATGCAAAACGAGAACCTCCACGTGGAGCCTTCAGAGCAGTCAGAGCCTGCGCTGCAAGCACATTACGGGGGGATGCGGGCTCATAGTTGGGGACATAAGGGACAATTGCGCGAGCGCGCACATAGCGGCGCTCGGCTGCGCGAGCCTTGGCTGCGTTGGGTGCCATGGCGATACGCGCGGGACGAATCTTATTTGGAATTGCATTGGTTGCTACAATAGTGCGCACTGAGCCATTCGCATTAATGTAGCGAGCCTTGGGGGCGTACACGCGGCCCGATGGCCCATTTGCGTAGTACCGGCCATTGGCGCTAACGTAGATGTTACGTTTTTTCGCATCCATAAATCCTGATTTCACACCTCCTGAGAGACGAGGGGGCATTTAGTATTTAGGGAGATTAATTTAGGCGGTGAACAGGGAGCTGTTCACGGGCATGCCGTACTTCTTTGCCTGATAAGCCACGCGGCGCTTGCCGGCGATGTTGCTCTTGTGGGTGGCGTAGTATGCACGGCGCTTGGCGGCCAGGTTGTTCTTGTGTGCCTCGCGGTAGCGGCGGGCAGCTGCCTGCACCTTGTTCTTGTGCTCGGAGTAGTACTTGCGGCGAGCGGCGGCGATGGCGTTCTTGTGGCCAGCGCGGTACCGGGCGGCAGCGGCGCGCACTGCGTTCTTGTGGCTCTCGCGGTACTTCTTGGCGGCGGCGCGCACTGCGTTGGCGTGCTCGGTGCGGTACTTCTTGGCGGCAGCGCGCACTGCGTTGCCGTGGGCTGCACGGTACTTGCGGGCATACTCGCGCACCTTGTTGGCGTGGGCTGCGCGCCATGCACGGGCACGGGCGGCAATCTGGGCCTTGTGGCTCTGGTAGTAGGCCTGGCGCTTGGCTGCCTTGTTGGCCAGGGACATGCTGGAGCGACCGCCATACAGGGCACGGAGGGCTGATGCGTTCATGACTGGGGAGGACATTTAACATTACCCTGGAAAAAAAATTTGACGCGGGGTTATGAAAAAGAGGCTATTGGAATAGTTAAAGCAAATTATTATCCGAATGACACAATTTAGTTGTTGCGGAAGTTGTGGCTATTGCCCACCTGGAGTTCCATCTGGTACACCTCGTAGAGGTTCTTGTATGCTGAGGAACCCTTCTTGGGAAGAGGCTTGAAAGCTCCACCTGGGTTATAGTATCCCTCAGACTTGCACGCGCGACGCCAAGCTGACAATGCTGGACTCTGACGAGCCTGCTGGCTTTTGATCTGACTCTTCGGCATTTATTACACTTAGCTGCTAAAAATTTTGCGGATCGCCTGGATAGTCATTTGTCCCTTTTTCGCCGCCGGAATCTGGTTCGCCAGCCTGGGGTCGTTCAACACCTCTGCGCAAATCGTCGACTTGTGGCCCTGCAACTCCATCATACTTTCTTCGATGCTTGGGAGGCCAGCCTCGCCTGTGTAAACCAGCTTGCGAATCACCACCTTCTGGGTCTGACCCGTCCTGTGCGCGCGCGCAATAGCCTGAAGCTCCGTCGCAGGATTCCAGGATGGCGCGGTGATGTACACGCGCGTCGCCTCCTGGAGATTCAGACCCACTCCACCCGCCTTGATTTGGATGATAAACACACACCCATTCTTGCTTTCACGAAACGCTTCTATGCGCGACTGGCGCGCATCCTGTTCCACCTGACCGTCGATGCGATAGCACTCGATAGTGCTCTGTGCGAGGCGCTCCTGAATGGTATCCATCTCACCCTTGAACTGGCAAAACACCAGAGTCTTTTCGGTTGGGTGAGTTGCGATGAGCTCAATCAGAGTATCCATCTTTTTCGACCGGGCTGTGAAAATCTCAGGATCCACCTCATCCTTCATAGCGATACCGTCGAGGTATAGCTGGGGCCAAATCATCGCCTGGCGCGCGCGCAAGAGGCACTCGATGAAGATCATCGCGTGGCGGCCTGGGTTGTCCGACTTCATGATGCGCGCGATAGTCTCCTGGCCATCCTCGAAAGCCTCGCGATAAATCTGCTTCTCCTCCGGATTCATGTCCAGCTCGACGTTTGCAAAGTCGCAGGTGGGCAGAGCCAGTCGCGGGTTGAACTCGGAGACATCCTCCTTGGTCCGGCGCAGAACGAGCTTGTCGCGAATCTGAGATGTGTAGCCCTGCACCATCCGCTTTTCAATACCCACGATGTTGCAGAGGGCGATAAAGTCGCGGATGGAGTTGAAGACGGGGGTGCCGGTGACAATCCAGCGGATGCGCGCAGCCAGGGAGCGGACGTTGATGTGTGTCTTGGACTTGGGGTTGCGAACTTCGTGGCCCTCGTCGAGGACGATCCGGTCCCACGAGATGTTGTGGAGAGGAGTGGTGAGACCGACGCGAGGGGTGAGGAGGCCGTAGGATGTGATGACAACCTCGAAGCGGCGGAGAGTCTCGGCACTGGCGGTGCGATTCGCGCCATCCCAGACGTGAACTGTAAAGTCTGAGAAGCGACGAATCTCCTCGCTCCACTGACGGATAACCGACTTGGGAGCGATGATGAGGGTGCGCGCGTGCCGGTTGCCCAGCATAGTCGCAATCACCTCCACAGTCTTACCGAGACCCATCTCATCGCAAAGAAAGCCGCCACGGGGGCGCTCCTCACCCATTTCGCGCTGGAGCATCCAAGACACACCATCGCGCTGGTAGGGTCCGATAAGGCGCCCGCACAAGGCAGCTTCGGCACGGGCTAGGGCCATTTTGAGTTTGCTAGAACCAGCCCCAAGTTAAAACCTGGGTTTCAAAAGGCACCCTTTTTAAATATTTTCTGACTAGATATAAATGGATTACGAATACGGTATGAGACCAGCAACTAACCGTATGGCTATGGCACGTGGCGCCAAATACATGAAGGTGCACAATCTCCCTGGATGGTACAATACTGGAGGCAATCTGTTTGGCGCGACACGAGTGCGCCCAGTACTGAATGCCAATGAGCGTGCAGCTAGACGCAAGCCAAAAACCTCCATCAGACCCAGTTCTCCTGCTTCAGTCTTCAACTTTCCCAATGTCAATGTGAATGCTGGAGGAACAAACAAGTGGACAGTGCCAAGACAGTCGGCTGTCAAGATGTACAACAAGCGTTCTCTGATGACCAAGATTACTGGCTCGATTGGCCTCAACTCAAAGGGTATGGGTTGGGCAAAGGTCAAGGGTAATTTTGTACCCCTGATTGGCACCCGCTCCAAAGGTGGAGGCTATGTAGTGAACATGAAGGGTATGAACAAGCCAGCCAAGTATGATGATGTGGTGAAGGGTATCCACTCATTCCGCATCTAAATAGGAGAACCTATTAGAAAGTAATGGAGAAGATTTTTATAAAATACACCATGATCACCTATACGTATGGAACACTGAGAACAATAGCCTATGCACCACCTTTAAAAAAGGAAGAGTATGTGACGGATCGTATAGGGCGCATATTCATGCATACTATATCAGCACCATTTATGGCTCCAGGGTATCTATTCACAGATCTCAGGAACATAGAACATGTAGTACGCAAGATGCCCGGTTCAATCGACCATAGTCCGTGGTAATAAAAGTGTGGAAGTCTAGAAATACAAATGAGCCTTTCAGCTCTGTGCAAGGTTTGCCTGTACTACAACCCATCTGACAAGACGTGTGCACGCTCGGTGGTTGCTATCAGCCATAGCAAGATCCACCACAATTATGCCAAGTCTGTTCGGCTCGACAAGAATCAGTGCGGACCTCAGGGGGATTGGTATGCTGAGCTCCCGACGGAAAAGACTCCAGTCGAAGAACTTTTCGAGTCTTTTGATATATGATATGTGCAGAGTGCTTGTTTATGGTGGTGGATGAAAAATACCACATCGAGTGCCAGAAGGCTATCTGGAAGCGAGTATGTGAAGAGTTTACTAAGGTCCGGGACAAGTCCCAGCCGCAGGATATGAACCGGCACTTTTGTTAAAAAGGGTGTCCTTTAATAACCCAGGTAAATGGGTGTGTATTTAAGCTATATATGAAATGGATACCTTCGAGTATATCAAGACTCTCGCTCAATTTCGGGACGAGTTCCCGGAGGAGACCAGGCCTTCGTGGGTGGCGATTACCACCATCACTATGGTGTGCCGTGGGGCTCTCGAAGGTATCAATCTGAAGTATGTGGCAAAGGTGTTCAACAAGCTCGAGAGTATCACCATCGTCTCAAAGGGGAGCAAGGCTGGGTTTGAATGGAAACTTCGGCCAAACTCATTCATGAATCAGGTGACTATCGGGTACACGGATGCCTTTTCCACCAAGGCGATCCGTCTCTTCCCGAATGGCTCGATTCAGGTGACTGGGTGCTCGAACATCCTCGACTGCAAGCGCGTCACCAAGCAGACTGAGGTGATTCTGAGTTACATCTTTGGCAAGAAGTTTGACATTCCATTTGAAAAGTACAGCATTGTGATGATCAACACCAACTTTTCCACCAACTGCCGTATCAATCTATATAAGCTTCACCGGCATCTTGCCAAGGACCCTACGTTCACTGCAACGTACGAGCCATCCAACTACGCGGGCCTCATTGTAAAGTTTTCGCCCAAGCGGGGTATGAAGCAGGTTACCTGCAGCGTCTTTTCCACGGGCAACATCGGCATCAATGGGGCGGAGAATCTGAAGGAGGTGGTGCACGCCTACAAGAAACTCAACGAGAATATCCTATCAGATCATCGTCACAAGTCTGATGAAGAGCCTCAGCTGCATGAGATTTTCATGGGTGCCAAGTTTAGCGAGTGGCTCAGGGTGCTAAAATAATATGTATAGATGTTAAATGTCGCAGAGAATTGGAATGGCTGACGGCCGTTGCCTCACATTTCTCGATAGTAACCGTGTGATGACCGCGAAGATGATGGCCTCAGCTGGCCTCAACACAACCGACAATGCTGGTTTCCGCCAGCTGCTGCAGGAGAAGGGCCCCGACGTGATTGGGTTCCAGAATGACATGAGCTGCCTGCGCCCCTGGGCACTCACATCTGATAAAGACAAGTGAAGCGTGTAATGTATGAAGATTGTTATTGACGGAAATATAGGGGTGGGAAAGTCTACACAGCTTCGTCTCCTAGAGCAGGTGGGGTATAGGGTTTTTAGGGAGCCTATCGATGACTGGTCACTCGATCTCTTTTACAAGGATCAGCCTCGGTGGGCCTTACTGCTTCAGATGCAAATCCTGAATAGTTTCCAGCCAGGTTCAACGTCTTCGATTACTATTCATGAGAGATGCCCACTTTCATCAAACTATGTGTTTTGGGCCAATCTCGTAAGAAACCAGAAGGTTACTCAGGAAGAGGACAGTATCTACCAAAAGTACTATGAGAGGCTTGGTTGGCAGCCAGACTTGTACATCTACCTGACGTGTTCACCAGAGGAGGCGCACGAGAGGATCAAGATTCGTGAGCAGACGGGTGACACGTCGGTGAGTCTGGAATATCTTCAGGAGCTTCACTCGTTGTACACTGAGCTGGCTATGAAGATTCCATGTGTTGTGATACCCATAAACGTCTCTGGGCGGTCTGCGCAGCAAATCCACAGTGAAATTATTTCAGTGCTAAAATTAGAGAATGAACTGTACGTCCGTAACCGCTCAGGGGAGAAAGTGCAGAAAGCCGGCACTTCTGGACGGCAAATGCTGTGTGCACCTCTCCCAAACATGTGCAATCTGTCTTGAAAATGTAACTTCTCTGAATTCCAAGTCTAGCAAGCGTCTTAGTTGCGGACATTCGTTTCATGCAACTTGTATCATCAAGTGGTACGAATCATCAAACGAATGTCCTGTTTGTCGAGCAAGTCAGACGGATGACCCAATCATCCAGCTCAAGGGGGCAATCGAGGAGCGAATGAGGCTCACGTACAACGATGCAATTCGATCCCTCGAATCCCAGCTCCGGACCGCCAGACGCCGTTATAGACAGCTTGCGGAGGATGACTAGCCTTAAAGTGTAACTATAGTAATATGGGAGATAGGAGATGCACCGGTCTGACAAGACTCGGCGGTCAATGTAAGTGCAAACCTAAACAAGAATCGGACCGTTGTCACCTCCATACCGAAGGTAACCAGTGCTCAATCTGTATGACTAATATGCTACCAAGAGCCACTAGACAACTTCCTTGCGGTCACACATTCCATGTAAGGTGCATAGACAGGTGGAAAAGATCCAGTAGAACTTGTCCGATGTGCAGGGAGCCATTCGATCAACCAATTTACAATATAACTATTACCATCCAGTCTAGCGTGGATGGTAATACTGCTACAGAGACTTATACAACGAGCAATATTCAGACGATGATTGAGAGTTTTGGTCTCTCAGAGACTGCAATCTTGGACGTATCGAGACGAACAGTCACTGATATTAATTTTGACATTGAGTTTGGTGAGGTTCTTGAGGAGGTGCTAAGGGAACTAGGCATTACCCGTTTTCGCGTACCCGGCTCTGACGCAGTAAACACCGCATAGAGTCTTGTACTTGTATCCGTAGTTCCGATCTGCAGTCAGAGGGTTCCTGATAGCCTTTCCCGATGCATCGACCATCAGGGGACGTGTGCCCCACCCCAACTTGTGCGCCCAAAGATTGATGGGGAATGTGATGATCCGACCAGGTACGAGCAACCTCGAATTCTTGTTGCTGTTTGGAGCCATGTTGCGAGCCTGGGTCTGAGCATTTCCATTGGTTTTATTGTTAATCATGCCATTCGTATTGTTACGAGCCTTTTCAAGCTTGTTTGCTGCATTACGAATGACTGCCGGTGTAACATCAAAGGTGAGAGCAAGCTCCTGGAATGTATCACCAGCCTTGATCTTGTAGCGAACAGCCCCAACTTGCTTGTAAAAGTGAAAGTCCCCGGTGCTGTTCCCATAGTCATTTTCAGGGGCTACGAATGCCATCACCTTGTAGAATCCTCTACGGCACACCGTGTTCGGGTTGCTGCACTTGTATACGTTACCTGGGTTATCAGCAAGAATACGCTGATTCAGACCCTTGCACGTTCTGAAATCAAGACCGTTGGCTGACATACCAGCGATACGTCCGGGTGTACTCTTTTCATTACGAGGATTTCTCTTCATCCACCCACCCTTTTCGTTACGTACCATGTTATTCCTTTTCGCAAACAAACCCGACTTGGGGCGGTTGTCACCAAACGCATAATCGTAGCAATTATTCCCTACCACGGCCCATACATCCGAGTCGAAGTTTGGCTCCGACCCTGAAAGAGGGAGTTTCATCTACTATACATCCGTGTTTTTTTCAGGATGTATACTAGATGATGTCTGTGCGCAAACTCCCAACTGGGCAGAAATTGATCGCACTTGTGATCTTTACATTTCTTTATACATTCCTATTGCGATTCCTCTGGAACAATGTACTGGTCAATGCAATAACTGTGATCCGTCCCATCAAGACTCTGTGGCAGACCCTTCTGCTGGCGATAGCCCTGACCCTCTGGCGTCTTCAGACTTAGAACTCGCGGTACCCCTCGATAATCTCACCACCCTTGTCCATTGTTGGGTACCCCTTGACAAACTCAGGGCAGCTGTCCGAGTCACAATCAACAAACTTATAAGGGATATTCTTCTCGTCGCAGTGCTTCAGCTGCTTCTTGGTCCAGCTACACCCCATAGTCCCGTAAATGGTCAGAGGACCAGTATTCTTTGACCCCTTGCACCCCTTGACAGCCTTGCCTGAACGTCTCGACATCCAGAATGCGACAAGAACAGCAAGCACAACACCAATAATGATCATCTTATTCATTTATAACTAACCGACATTATATTCTTTATTGTCCGTTGTGCAGCCGCTTGAGCGCCTGACACAAGAGCCCCTTGCTCTTATAAAGCCTTGGGTTGAGACCATGAGCCTCAGCCATAAGATCGAGTGTTGGACGATCGAGACTCTCGCACTTGATAAATGTCTTGTCGAACTGGATGCGTGGCATGGGTCCAGTCTTGTACTGACCCATGTTCATCTTGTGCATGAAGGGTTCACGGTTGGGCATCTTCAGAAGATTCTCCACCGACTTGAAGACACTCGAGATGGGAAGAGGTTTGGGTGCGACAAACTTTGGCGCCTTGACATTGAGCATGGGTGGAGCCTGCTTCATGTTTAGCACCTTGGTCTCTGATCTGACGTGTCCAGGCGCCTTGAAGGCGTGGCTGTACTTCTCCTCGAATGTAACCGCCTTTGGCTTGGCAGGTCTTGTATTCACTACTGGTGGTGGCAGAACAAGCGGCTTATACTCTGGCAAGGATACAGTCTTGCGAACATACGAACGGATACCTTTGGCTCTATAAATCTTTTCCATCTCAGCCTCTACATTTCTTCGACCCTGATTCTCGCGGAGTTTGCGTTCAGCATTCACCTTTGCCATATTCACCTTTCCATTCTGATTCTTGAACTTGTTCCACTCATTCTTGTTTGGCCCTGGCTCAGTCATCAGGTTCATCAAAACTTGAAACTGTGCACTCTTGTAAGCATTAGGTGGAAGTCTGTAGCTTATGCCTCGTACTTCAGCTGGAGCACGAGCACTGGCAGGAAGCTTCATCATCTTGAGTTCTGGGCGAACAAACGGCGTCTTGACTGGACCAGTAGCTGGTGCTCGTACGGGGCTCTCCACAATCTCACCCTCCTCTGGAGCATTGTACAGATTCTTCATAGGCTTGAAGTAAGGATCCTTCATGACGAGATCCAGAGACGCGAGGCTGTTGGTTGATACGTTGGGCTTGATGCGAAAATTCTTCACCTTGGCATCCTGGCGACCGTGATAGCCTGCTGGTAGACACCGCATCAGAAAGGTTCTCGTCTCGTCATACTTTCCACCAGATCCATGTTTCGTCAGCCAGTCAAACAAAGAGTTGAGAAAGAAATGCATGTCATACTTGTCGCTGTTACCAGGATATATACCATACTCGTTCTGCAGGTTTGGATCAGCAATCAGAGGATTCTGAACACCGGACATGACTGAAAGATTAAAGTCATAGATTACACATCTAAAGCCCATACTCTGAATACCGTAACCATTGTAAAAGTTGGAACGATTGAGTGGGAGATCACCTATAAGGATATTGTGAAGATGGAGGTCATTGTGACGGAATGATGGGAGCTTCTTCTGAATCTGACGGAGACCAGTCAGTACCTGGGCAGTAACTACCCTCAGTATGTCATCCGTCAGTTTCTTCTGAGTATGAAGTTGCTCCAGCATCTTGTGGAGATCTCCGCGCTGGAAGAGCTCCATCTTCATTATATATTGTTGTGAGACATCGGGTCTAAACTGGTTGCGCTTGAACGCACCTGGTTTGAAGTTGCGGCACCACGAAGCGCCATAGGTTGCGGGGACACACGAAGGGACGATATCATGAAGGGTACGCATAATGTTATATTCAATTTCACACGGTTGCACTTTGAAACGAACGTCCTTGACAGTCACTTTGACCGCCATGCTTTTGCGGTTGGCATTGAGGGCCGAGTACACCTTTGATGACTGACCCTCTCCCAAAAACTTGGTAGTACGAAGACTACACATCTACTACTCGGCTACAAAAAAACGCAGGCTGGAATCTTAGACATCTGACGGGATGTCAATCTCATCGCTAGCTGCATCATCGGTATCCTTCTCAACCGTAAAGGCAAATGCCGTCAGGTTGGCGCGAGGCATCTTCATCACCTGCTGGAGGCGCACAGACACACCAAACTTGTTGTCGATGAACCAAATCTGGTTGAGCTCGACAATAGTAAACACCATAGAGCCCTTCTCGATCGAGTCAATCTGAGCGACGCTGCGATCCTGCTCGAAGCAAGAGGGCAGAAACTTGCCCTCGCGAGTGGTGGGCACCTTGAGCTTCAGCGTAGGGGCGTAGTCACCCTTGCTCAGCTTGACCATAGGCTTGAACAAAGCCTCCTGGAGAATCTCCTTCTTGTACGGCTTGCCCAGGAACTGGGTGCTGTTGTCAACCACGTACTGGAGCACACGCTCATCGAGATCCTGGAGAATCTGGCGCACATCGGGGTCATCCAGAGACAGATCGAGGCTGTACGTCACCTTGCCCGAGCCCTTGTCGGTAAACTCGCTCAGGCCAAAAGGAACGCGCATCGCCGGCAGCTGGATGTTCATCTTCTCACCAGAAGAGCCCTGGAGGTTGATAAACTTGCCACCCAGCTTGTTCTTCTTCAGGTCGCTAAAGTTAACCATGTCAGCAGAGAAGTTGTTGAACAGAACAATGGAGGAGGCCATCTTTGCTTTCTATATATCAAGGGCTCCATCTCTTTAGGCCCGGATCTTGGAGATTTAATCTTGGGTACTATAAATGGGTGGCATGGGCCTTGAAAAAAAGCTCGACTGCGGTTGTGGCTGTGGAGGTCTCAAGAAGAGTGACAAGGTCAAGTTCAAGTACTCAGTGTACTCAGCACTTGTGTTTTTCCTTGTATCAAATCCAGAGACGTACAAGCTGACGTCTCAGTTCTTTGGCGACTGGGTGGCGGGGTCAGGTGGTTGCCCGTCAGCCGGTGGTCTGTTCCTTCACACAGTTGTGTTTTTGGCGATTGTATTTTTTTTGATGAAGATCCGAAACTAAAATCTAGGATAGTATAAATGGCAAAGTTTCTTACCCCCTCCAACCTGGTTGCAGTCCTCGCCTTCGTGATCGTCTCCAGCCCAGAGACCTACAAGCTGACCTCAGGCCTGGCAGGCGACTGGATCGCCAACGCCACTGGCCGCGCTCAGCCAGGCGGCCTGGTCCTGCACGCAGTTGTTTTCCTGGTGCTGCTGGCAGTGCTGAAGATGGTTCTGCCCAAGGGCATGTCCGGCTATGACGGCGAGCCAGCAGAGATGATGTAAATCAAAAATCTTCCACCCCGAAGAGTTTAGAACTCTTCATCAAAACGCACTGAATCACCCTCGGGCATCATATGCTTCGAGTAATCCCCGACCCTCTTTTCAAAAAAGTTGGTCTTACCCTCCAACGAGATGTTCTCCATCCAGTCGAAGGGGCAAGCAGAACCATACACGGGCTCTACGCCAAACTGCTTCAGCAGGCGATCAGCAACATACTCAATGTACTGACTCATCTGTTCCGAATCCATGCCGATGAGCTTGCATGGCAAAGCCTCGATGATAAACTCCTTTTCAATCTCGACTGCACTCTTTACAATCTCTTGAATAATCCCAGCCTCCACCTTGTCTTGAAGCTGGTGGTACAACTCAACTGCAAACGTCTGATGCATACCCTCGTCACGAGAGATGAGCTCGTTCGAGAAGCACAGGCCAGGCATGATGCCTCGGCGCTTCAGCCAGAATATAGCACAAAAACTTCCACTAAAGAAGATTCCCTCGACGCATGCGAATGCAACCAGTCGCTGAGCAAATTGTAGACCCTTATCCATCCATAGCATAGCCCAGGTTGCCTTGTCATTGATACATTTGATATTGTCAATCGCCTTAAATAGTTGGCTCTTTTCGTCCGGGTCGCGTACCAGCTTGTCAATCATGAGAGAATAAGTCTCTCCGTGAATAGCCTCATTGAATCCCTGATACGCGTAAAAGGACCTCGCCTCTGCAATCTGCACCTCGGACCCAAAGTTCATGTCGATATTCTCGAATACGATACCATCTGAGGCAGCAAAGAATGCGAGCACCATCTTGATAAAGTGCTGCTCACCGGAACCAAGCTTGTCCCAGTCCTTCAGATCACCCCCAAGGTCAATCTCCTCGGCAGTCCAGAAGCTCCCCACCGCCTTTTTGTACAACTCCCAGAGGCCTGGGTACCTGATCGGGAAGGTTGTGAAGCGAGCATTATCAACGGTGAGAATTGGATCCATTATAAAGGAGGCGTCGGTTTTTTTTAAAGCACACGTAAAGAATAAACATACTTTGTAATCAATGGATGAATGTGTACGCAGACTCAGCCTCAGGATTAGGCTCTACAAGGTGGGTGGGACTGTAATCCACCACCAAGCACTCCTTGCCCGGTACCTGAGAACAGTTAAGAAGGTTGATTGCAAACTGGTTGATGGATTTATTGTGACTGGCGACAACGAGTCCTGCTGGCATTGCTGGATCGAGCTTGGGGATGGATCAAAGCAGGATATTACATATCACATTGCAGATATCCCTGATACCAGGGCTAGCCTTGTACACCAGGTGCCAGATGGGGTTGTACGAGTAGACCTAGCTGAGGAACGTGGTCGAATGATTGTAGATGAAAATATGCGACTCTTTGACTTGTTCCAGAGTGACGAAAAGAAGTTTTGGTCAGAGGCTCCCCAAAATGTGAAAAGTTTTCGCTGCGTTAAATAAGGATGGAGAAGACAAATGTATGGCATCCAGAGGAGCAAAAGTTTCTGAAGGAGCTTGAGAAGCAATGCAACTTGATGCAGGATTACTACCGCAAGGAGCACGTCTACTTTCACAAACTCTCTCAGAGATTCAACATACCGATCATAGGCATATCAGCACTCAATGCTCTTACAGCCGTTGTTCTTAATGAGTTTGTGGAACAGAGCTACGTGAGTATAATCAACGCAGTTCTCTCAGCAGGGACAGGTGTACTCGGATCAGTACAACTGTATCTGAAGGTGAATGAAAAGATGACGTCTGCTCTGAGATCTTCACTCACTATGCAGAAACTCGGACTCAGAATATCAAAAGAGTTGACCATAGAACCCGAAAACAGAGTTTCAGAAGGAAAGACATTCATGAATGAGTGTCACTCGGAATTCATTACATGCGTCGAACAAGGTAACCCAATCGAGAAACGAATGGATAATTTCATGTCACTTGCGAAAATTGCGAATGATCTTCCAACATCACCTAGACAACGTATAATGAGTATAGGTGAGAGACTTAGAGCGTTTGGTTCTTCATCCGGGGACTCCAGCCCTACAAGGGGTGAAGATTCTCGGACGGAGATGGTTTAGCCAAGGCGGGGATCGAACCCGCGACCTCTCGCTTACACAAGTCAGTACATAGAAGGCGAGCGCTCTATCCACTAAGCTACATGGCTGCGGATTTTTTCAATCTTTTCTTTGGACCAGTTACAGCTCCCTCCGTTACTGTAAACGATCCGATGAGTGTTATCAAATGTGTTAAACTCCCAACAAATAAACACCACATTTCCCTCCGTATACCCCAAGAGCGGATCAAGCCGCTCAAGTGACGCCTTCCACATCGACCTCTTCTCGAAATTCACTGGTATGCCACTATAATAGCATCTACCCTCCTGCCAAGTGAGAATATCAATTAGGTATTCAACCGTAATATCAAACTCACCCTTCCCAGCCCGCCCTTTCTTTCTGCATGCAGAAGACGAAGAGCGGGCTGAGGACCACAAATAACTCACAAAGCGGTGCACCGAGTCAGTAATCTGGAAATCTTGTTCAACGGGGGACGCAAGATGATTTTTAAACTCACTCACCTTTTCCGGTGTCCACTGACACGCCCCATTCATCTCATGGCAACATAACACGCAGTTTTCGGATGTGTATCCCTTTGAGGGGTCTAGGCGCTCTAGACTACACTTCCAATCGCTTGCTGTTAATAATACCATCGGAATCTTTAAGTAGTAGCAATGACCTTTCTGTGCATGCCAGATGTCAACCATCTGCTGAAACGTCAGAGTATGTTCAACTGCTTCACCCTTGCGAGCCAAACAGTTGCGGCGAGAGAAATGCCAGATGCGCTTCAGAACCCGCACTGGCTGAGCTTCATACGCTCGTCTCTCCATACATTACATGCATCAAACCTTTTTAAGTAGTATCAGTCTTTCTGAAATAAACACTCATCTCGGGCTTTCCGTCCCATGTAACTGCAATTCCTATGTAACTGACATATAGCCCGTCATCCATATCGATTTCTGTGTCATGTATCGAACGCAACGCCTCTATTAACTGTTTCTTGATCGAGGGAACCCTGACAAAAGTCTTGTATTTCAGAAGATATGAGAATAGATGGCGGCGGGTCTTTTTACAGTATATGATGTCGCACTTGTCCGGATGAATAGAATACATTAGAGATGAATATATGATAGGATTAACCTTGGTCTGAATGTACTCGTAGACGAATCTATAATGGGCGGAATCGAGACTGTGATACACGCACTCCTCATCCTTTCCTATGTCATATGACATTATGTCCCCCCCATACTCCACATACATCTCAAAGTCAGAGCCATCCTTACCAAACATTATAGAACTATAACTCTCGGGGTCATAGAGTGCTTTTGGAAACAACTCGGCAAAACGTTGATAGTTTTCTTCACCTACAAAGGCTTGAATAACAGAGTGATCGAGATTGTTAGGTGAAAACCCGTAGCACAACCGATCAGTGAAAACCCCCGACTCTTTCACCTTTACTGAAGTTTCTTCAAATAGAAGAGCCATATTACATAATAAGAGTTTATGAGTGAGGATTTCACTCATAGACTCTCCCAGCAGGGATCGAACCTGCGACTTCCAGATAGCGAAGCGGGGAACAAAGTTCCCCTTAACAGTCTGATACTCTACCAACTGAGTTATAGGAGAATATAAGCCTTTTTACGACTTGCCTAGGTCGAAAGATTCTAGGGAGATTCGAACTCCCACTGCAGGATTCAGAGTCCTGCGTCCTAACCATTAGACGATAGAACCGCTCTGGAGATTGTTCTTGGCGAGGCTTGAACTCGCGACTTCTGGTACATAAGACCAACACTCTAACCAACTGAGTTACAAGAACTGATGGGTGCTCCTGTTGAGTTTTGATCTCAAGACCTTTCGCTTACTAAGCGAATGCTCTACCACTGAGCTACAGGAGCAAGAGGAATCCAGGGACTCCTCTGTCTGACCTACGTGAATCGAACACGTGACCTAGAGATGATTGCTCATCCAGAAACAGGCTTGGGTGCCTACAGTCTCTCGCTCTACCAATTGAGCTAAGGTCAGATGGGGTGACGCCTACCCCAAGTATACATGGGCCTATTTCTTTAAGTAGATTTTGAAGAGGATGAGGACTAGGATGGACCATAATGTGATGTGGTCTACTCGGTTCATCCACCCAATGGTATCTTTGGACAACTTGTTAAAATCCTGCTTGTAGCCTGGTGGCTTGAATGGAAGAAAGATATAGCGACCAAAAGGTATAACCGTTGGTTTTATCTTATCCTTGCACTGGTACGAGTAATCATACCATGCCATGGCTATGTACGGAGCCCAGAGTAGGAAAAAGAGAATGTACAGATTCTTGGGTGGCAGAGTCCAATATCCACCCGCTAGAATCGCTGAAAATATTACACACTTGATATTGAACGCAAATTTTCGGCCACCGAATATTCCACCAGCCATACTATACACTGAGGAAAAGTCTACCCTTCTTTATGATTCCGGCTCGGCACATGGGGCATCGGGTTGAGACCTTTGTTGCGCATTCATCACACATAGTGTGGCCACAAGGGTCGATAAATACATTAATCGAACGTTCAAGGCATATAAAACACATGTATTTATTGAGAATATCAGCATCCTTGCAAAGTGAAAATGCTCCCTGATACTTCTGAAATTCTCTCGTAGCCTCTGTATACTCAGCCCTGAGCTCATCCAGCTTCTCATCCTGAATAAACTGATCAATTATTTCACCGAGACTTTCCGTATACTTGCGAGTCTTGTCAAGCTTGTCTATGAGATCAGTCACTGTGTTGATTTTCTTCTGTGCTCGATCAACTCTGTGCTGAATATCAATCAATTTATCAACTGCCGCTCGATATTCAGGTATAAGCTGGAAGATGTTACACTCGATGCGAGGTGCATCCGTGTCAGAAGGTCCTAGATTGAAGAACCGAATCTTGTTGAGCTTGTCCTGGAATGACAGGGTTGAAAAGTCAACAGTCTCCTCTTCGTCGAGTACTGCATAGTTCATCTATTCTAGCTAGCGAGTTTTCTAATCATAATTTGACGATCAGTGATCTTATGTGCTTATTCAGGAATGGAGTCACTATTGTAAGCATAATCTGAACCATAAACGAAGGGTTGACAATCATAATCTTTTTCAGAGTTTGTGAGTATTTGGAAGAGATGAGCTTGGCTAGGCTTATCGCGACATCCACCTCGAGCATATGTTCAAAGGAAAATCCTTCCGCGTCAAACACCCACACCCAGTCACCCACAGTCGACAGCTTCTGATCATAGTGAAATAGGATCCCATCCCTGTCCCAGTACTTGCTCGCCTCTGCAGGCTTGGTGTACATGATGACTGTGCCATCTGGTAGGGTTTCAATCTGTTTGAATGAGTGGCTTGTAGGATCCTCTGCACATACAGGACATTCCATTATTTTGTAACTACATATTAATGGATGTGCTTAGACACTCGACAAACCTGAGTATTTTGGCACAGGCGGTCTCAGCTCTGTTTGCTCAAAAAGGTTTATGGATCAAGGAGCCAAAGTTGCTTGCGCAGACTCTGAGGCTCGAGTTGCTTGTGACGGCAATCCAGTTTACATTTTATGTTGCTCTTCTTCGCAACATCAAGCTTGAGCACATGGCAATCACTCGCTACTTTGACTGGTTCCTGACAACCCCTATGATGTTGGTGAGCATGTCATCCTACTTTTTGTACAAGAAGGGTGAACGCTCAGCTGGTGTGATTGCCAAGAAATACAAGTCGCAGTTTGTACGTATACTTTTGTACAATTTTGTTATGCTCCTAGCAGGCTATCTGGGTGAGATTGGGGTTATACCAAAGACGAGTGCAGTTGTGATTGGTACAGCTGCATTCTTCATGACATTCAGGATTATATACAAGGAGATGGGTGGAGCCGGAAACAACATCTTCAAGTTTATATCATTGGTTTGGGGGTTGTATGGTGTTGCTTATGTTCTTCCAGAAGCTGAAAAGAACATAATGTATAATGCATTGGATCTTATATCAAAGAACTTCTTCGCCATCTTCCTCGTCAGGGAGATTTCACTCAGTAGTTGAGAATCACTCCTGGACCCGAAGGCTTTTTTTACTATATACCTTCCCACCCTGGCTGCTTTTCCTGAGATCTAATGAAATATCCCGTCGCAAAGCAGTATATGGATACAAGTACGATTACGATTAACATTACGTATTTAGCTCTAATTATTCTTAAGTGGAAAGTTGACATTCACGAGTGCGTCACGTGGGTTGCATATCACGAGCTCAGACCCAAACTTGGGGTGATAAACGGATGATAGCTCAGGGGCGTAGTATCCATCATACCCATTCTTTCTGCAGAATGCGCAGATGCTCTTGTATGCGAGCAGATCAATGTCATAGAAGCTCTTGCGTCCACCCAGAGATGAGTGTGATCCACCAACCTTTTTGAGATTCTCCTCCATTATACCCCTCATATGAGCCTGATGACCAGTATTACTCACAATCCTGTTCACCAGTTTGAGTTGGTTCCCGACAGACATGGTCCCTGCAGCCTGATTCACACCAGTAACGAAAGAGATGCGGTTTTTATTGAGTTGAGAGATGTCCGACTGATTCAATAAAAACTTGATTGTACGATTGGAGAGCTTCAGTAGCCTCAGAGGCTTGCTAGTTACGTATTCACCTAGACGAGCTGTGGCATATACCTGAGCATGGTTCTTGGAAAAGGTGAAAAATACCGGCTTTTCATAGATGCGGTTATTGCTGCTGATACCCTTGTAAAGTTTAGTTCCTTCTGGAACCACCTGCAAATCTGGCAGGAGTGGACGCGGTGTGGGTCTAGCGTACATACTAGTTGACTACATTTTTTAGGAGACTCATGATCTGAGCCTTTGTACGAGCACTACTTGGAATCTTGATTCCAGCCTTCATCGCCTTCAGACGTAGCTGAGCCACAGTCACTGGAACTGTAGAGTGCGCCTTGGCCACTGGAGCCTTGCGTTTCTTCCACGCCTCTATATATCTACTCTTCAGAGGAATCTGATTACTGAGGTTGGTAACGTCTATTTCAACGTCATATCTATCAACTCGTCTAGGTTTGTCAATGAGAAATATCTTTGGTGGTAAGATGTATTCTTTTTCACTATCATTTCTGTTCAAAAATGCAGGTGGATTACCCTTCCCGTAATTCACATACGGAACATTCTTCATCTTCTGTGTATTCAACTTGAGAACAACTCCACTTCCATATTTTCCACCACGAGCAAACAATTCAGTCTTGTGCTTGTCAGAAGTCCACGAGCTGAAAGACTTGTTCTCGAGATAACCCTTGCGAGCCGTCAGAGGCATATCTCTCAGACCTCGGTACAGATATTGAACACCCGATGGTGGACCTCTTTTAGTAAGAGGATCTTCAAACGTGTTTTTGAAAATCTCAGCAGCAGACCTGTTATACTTGTTGGTTGATCTACCATACATATATTCCCTGATCCCCTTGTATCCTTTACCCTTATAGTCGCGAAAAGCCCATGCTCGAGCTTGTTCAATGAAACGTCTTGCTGGAATTAGCACACCACGTATCCTCGCATTTCTAGCCTTCTTAGCAGCATTATACCTGTTGTACTCGTTTCGCGATTCGTTCGATATGATACTCTCAAGGTTCATACTATAAAAGCATATTTTCAGACTCAAGAATCTTTAACATTCTTGGGCCCGAAGGCTGGGGGCAGAAAGCCCCTCGTGTATATTTCGCGTTTCGCTTGCTTCTGCAATGGTTCTCTAGTTGGAGAATGCGAGGCCGCCCATGCCAGACTGGATGCGCAGGATGTTGTAGTTGACTGCGAACATCTTCTGGATGGTTGCCAGGGAGGTGGCCTTGAGGGCGACGTACACCTGGGCGTTGTCAATGCGAGAGAAGTTGCAGGTGCCGGTTGGCTGGTGCTCCTCGGGCTGCAGGGCGAAGGAGTAGGTGTAGATGCCGGGGTAGGGGTTGCCGGAGTGGTGGTAGAATGGCTGCACCTGGTTGAAGTAGCGACCGTACTGCTCCTTGAAGCGGTCCTGGCCGTTGAGGATAACCTTGAACTGGTGCAGGGGCCCCACCTCGTACAGAGCTGGTGCGCTGTTGCCCTCCTCCGTCCATGTGGAGTACACGGAGGTGGAGACGGTGGGGGTACCCTTGAAGGTCTCGACGATGGTGTTGGAGCCGCACACCAGCTTGGGTGCGCCCAGGAACTGGGGCTCGTAGCAGCTGATGTTGGAAGAGGCCAGCAGGGTGGGGTCCACGGTCACGTTCACGTTGGCGTGGTTGGTGGTAAAGTTCCACATGGCGTTCAGCTGGGTGGATGGGGAAGAGTTCTGGTAGCACCACACCAGCTCCTTCACTGGGTGGTTGAATGCCAGGCGGATCAGCTGGGGGCTGGTCTCGCTGAAGCCGGCGGAGATGGTGTCACCGCCGCTGTGCTGCACCTGCTCGATCAGGTACTCGTGTGCCTTCTGGGCGAACCGGCGGCGCTCCTCGGTGTCCAGGTAGATGTAGTTGGCCCACACCTCGAAGATGGCGGTGCTCAGGTAGTTGCTGTAGTAGCTGGTCAGGTCAAAGTCCAGGCGAACCTCGTGGTACTGCAGAGCAATCAGGGGCAGGTACAGGCCTGGGTTGCGGTTGAAGAAGAACAGCAGAGGCAGGTACACGCGGTAGGGGGTGGTGCCAGTGCCGGTCATCCGCAGAGCAGCCACGGCGGTGGTCATCTTGTTGTACTGGGTCTTGTTGTCCTGGTTCAGGAAGACCTCAGCGTACAGGCGCCACCAGGTCTGGAAGTGCTTGTCGATGCGCTGGCCACCGATGGTCAGCTCCACTGCTGCGATGGCGCGCTCGGCGATCCAGTTGGAATCGTATGCACTGTTGTTGGAGGTCAGGTTAGCGGTCACGGACGAGCCCAGCACAGTCAGTGCGGGTGCCATTGCCAGGTGCATGTTGCCGACCAGATCGCCGTTGCGGGCAATGGTCACGGACACGCGGCCGCCGTTTGATGGGGTACCGTTCACAGTCTGCTGGATGAGCTCCATTGCAAAGTTGGTGTGGCGCTTGTACACTGCCTGGAAGAAGGTAACCTTGGGGTTACCGGTCAGGTAGACGTCCTGGGCGCCATAAGCTACGAGCTGCATAAGTCCTCCGGCCATTTTACAATACCCCAAGAAAATAATATGGATCAACCATCCCGCAGCGCGCCTCCTGAGTCCCCGAATTTTCCAAGCACACAGTAAATGTCTCGCCCCCAGCACGATGATGATGAGTTCGATGATGAAATGATGCCCATGGAGTTTGATCTGGCCGAGGCCCTCGGTGGCCTGCTGACAAATGATGATGGCAACAATCTGGCTGGTATTCTGACGGAGATCAATACATCAGTCAAGGATGTGGTCCACCAGCTGGAGATGCACAACAAGATTATGGTCAAGCTCCTCACCGCCCTGACACCAAAGCCTCCCCAGGGAATTCAAGCCCCAGCATAGACACAGGACAAAGCCCAACAAGAAACCCACTCAAAAGCATACATGTTTTTGACTAGGTTTAAAAAATAAAACTGCTCCAAATACAATGAACACGATCGAGAAGGATTCGACACCCGAGAAGGCTCGCGAGATCCGTCTCGAGGTTCACAAGTCTGAGATCAACCTTCTTACAAAGGATGATATTGAGGTTTTCCTGAGTCAACTGGAAGAGAAGGACCTCTGTTACAAGCAAGAAGCGGTGACACTTCGCATCGCATTTCAAATCTATTTCCACGATTCTGAGCTTGGTCCTAATGGGCCTCACCAGATTGACATTGGCCGGGTTGCTGAGCAATGTGGTATGAAGAAGCGTCTTCTGAACGAGCTCAAGTTTCGGGCTCGGGCTCTGGAGGTGGCTTACTGCCCATCTGTGGATTTCGAAGGTCATGAGTTTACCATCATGCAGCGCATTGAGCGCATCATCCAGATGTACAGCGACTCGTATGAGCTGATTCTGTATCACACCCGAATCATGGAGCGGCTCAACTCCCCGTACAGCGTCCCGATCCCTCTCGATCACGATGGATCGATCTTCCGGTATTCGTCAGTTGATGCACCGGCTGAAGGTGACAAGGAGAAGGATCTGACCCCGTGGCAGCAGCTTCTTCTGTATCTTCTGCACGAAGCCTACCTGAGCAAGTACAAGCGCTACAAGGATCAGTGCTTTCGTGAGATTAAGACATTGGACGGCAAGTCGACTCGCGCCTGGGAGCCAGTTATGGAGATTTCAGACTTTGTCTACACCAAGACTCAAAAGGAGTGCAAGTATGACATGTGGCGCAACCTGACGAGCAAGGGTGGCTGCGCCAAGGATACCATCAACTACCTCGGGACGTGTATGGATATCCAGTTTCCAGATATCAAAAAGAATCGTAGTGTGTGGTCTTTCCGGAACGGCATCTACATCGGCAAGTTCTGGGACGCTGAAAAGAAGCTATACACACCCAAGTTTTACGAGTACGACTCCGACGAGTTTGACCGTCTCGATCCCACCATTGTCAGCTGCAAGTACTTTGACCAGTACTTTGACGAGCAGAAGCAGGATCAGGACTGGTACAACATCCCAACCCCTCACATGCAGTCGGTTATGGATTATCAGAAGTTTCCTGAAGAGGTGGCTCGCTGGCTGTACGTGTTTTGCGGTCGCCTCTGCTTTGACGTCAGTGATATGGACAGCTGGCAGATTATCCCCTTCCTCAAGGGTATCGCAGGAACTGGTAAGTCTACAATCATCACCAAGGTTTGCAAAAAGTTTTACGAGTCTGACGATGTCCGGACACTTTCAAACAACATCGAAAAGAAGTTTGGACTTGAGAGCATCAAGGATGGCTTCATGTTTATCGCCCCCGAGATTAAGGGTGATATCCAGCTCGAGCAGGCGGAGTTTCAGTCGCTCGTGTCTGGTGAGGACATCTCGGTTGCGCGCAAGTTCAAGACTGCGCAGAGCGTGACTTGGAAGGTGCCAGGCATCTTTGGCGGTAATGAGATGCCAGGCTGGAAGGACAACTCTGGCAGTATCCTTCGCCGTCTCCTTGTATGGAACTTTGGCCGCCAGGCGGTGGCTGCTGACCCTACCCTCGACATGAAGCTCGATTCTGAGCTCCCTCTCATTCTTCAAAAGTGCGTCAGGGCGTACATCGAGTATGCTCAAAAGTACAAGTCGGTCGACATCTGGAATGCAGTCCCTGACTACTTCAAGACGATCCGGCAGCAGGTGGCGATGGTTACCAACGTGCTGCAGAACTTCCTCAACTCGGAGAAGCTCAAGTTTGGGCCGGACCTCTTCTGCCCTCAGAAGCTCTTCATTTATTCGTTCAACCAGCACTGTCAGGAGAACAACCTTGGCCGGCACAAGTTCAACCCCGACTTTTACGCTGGCCCATTCAGCTCGAAGGACCTCGAGGTGCGGACCGAGTCCAAGACGTACAACGGGCGCGCTTATATCTCCCAACCCTTCATCTATGGGGTTGATGTGCACCAAGAGGGCGCGAACCTAGAATTTTCTGAGGACTACTAGTAGATGAATGACATCGAGCGGTTGCTCGGTAGAAAATTGCCCAAGATAACAGGTGATGTTTTTCTCCCTGAGAATGACTCGGGTCTAACATTGCGCCAGCTAGCTCTTATGCGAAAAGTGGTTGGAAAACGTAAGGAATTCAAAAAAGCTCGTAACGTACGGCGAGGAAGAGCATACAAGCTTTCCCAACTCAAGTTTATGCTCTTCAACGCAACTGCATCTACAGACTCTGTTGACGTTGTGCAACTTTTCAATGAGCTCACAACATCTAAACCACCAGGATTCATATCCGCAAGTTTAAAGGGGGGTCAATTCAAGGAGCTCGCCAGAATCAACTCAAAGAGTGTCATCCCTATGAAGAGTACCGGGTACCGACCCAACCAGATTATGATCACTTTTGATCTGGGTGGCAAGCGTAATATTGTCAACATTTTTTCGAATGGATCCCTGAGACTCTCTGGCGCATCTGATATAGATGATGTTGTCAAGTATACCGAGCGTCTGGTTGGCGAGGTGGAGAATGTGATCATATCCAACACTTCAGGTCAGTTGAGAATCGACAAGAATATAAGCCTGGATGCTCTGCAACGTTACTTTCCTAAGGAGTTGCTCGGGCGAAGTGGTGGTACTATATACTACGAGAAGGAGACTGGTATCAGAACATTGGGTCTTTCTTACAAGTATTCACCCAAGTACACCCGTATGGTTGAAAACAAGAGTGTATTACAGCCATCCAAGGTGCCAGTCGAGCAGGCTGTAACAGAGGCTATATTCGGAAGGACCGTTCCTATGAAGGAGGAGGAGTACAGAGAAAAGTTCTTTGTCATTACATTCTACCGAACTGGAGCTATACAGTTCAGAGGCAAGGTGGCTGATGCTGGCTCGATGATTAGCTTCATCAAGGGTATCCTCGATGCTGTCCAGGACTATGCACTCGTTGTACCTCTTGTAGATGAAAAGCCAGCAGGCCCCAAGGCTGAGCCAACCTACACAACTCGTTCACGGAACCCCCCCAACCCACCCGACTCTTTTGAGGGTGCTTGCGCACCAGGCTACTACTGCAGACCCAACGCACAGGGGTTTCCATCGTGCTACAAGGTTCCAGAGATTAATGCTTCGTCTCGGCGGACGGTCGCTGAAGCCTACCGGTCAGCAGGGGTGCCGATACCAGACAAAGTGAAGGCTCTATTTGGTATCATCGGTCCCAATTCAGTCAACTACGGGGTCAAGTTGACTCTGGAGAAGCAAAAGTTTAGAAATCGCGAGATTGAGGTGCTGAAGATTGGTGGGCGTCAGTGCTTCAGGATGTCAGAGGATCAGCTCGAGAGTGTAGCTCGACGGCTCGAGATTCCTGGCATACGAAAGGGGATGGGGGTTGCTAAGATGTGCGAGAGACTCAAGAGGGAGGCGGAGCTTCAGGATACGCGCCAGAATGCAGCCAACTTCACAGTTGATGGACAAAAGTATTACATAATGGGTAATTCTATTAAAGGTGCAACACGGAAAAACGGCAAGCCCAACCCCTCGCGCAAGTGCGCAACCCTGCCAGTAGAAGTCTTGAAGAAATATGCACGAGCTTTCGGAATAGACCCAGAGGGCAAGTCGAGACCAAAGATTTGCGCAGAGATGGCTGCAAAGAAGGTTGCAACTCCACAAAGAGCACGCGTAGCCTTTGCACCCGTAGCTCCCCCAGTAAAGGCTCCAGTTGTACGTGGACCGACCCGCAAGGAGAGCACAGACGAGAAATCGCGCCAGCATTTTATCAAGTCGATGGGTAATGTACCATTCACAGCTGAAAACATCCAGCGGTACGTAAACACACCTGCAGGTTACAAGCGTGCGGCATTCATCATGCAATACAAGAAGAACCATGCCCTGACAAAGTCTATCCGGACAAACAACATACCCGAGACGAGTCGCGCACAATTTATGAAGAATGTGGTTATGTTTTCCAAGACGAAAAAGACTGGAAGATACCCAACAGCTGCACAAGTCACAGCCTACAGAAACACTCTCGCAGCCAAGTATCGTAATGTCACTGGAAGAAATTACGGCACCTTTGGTCCCCGGGGTGCAAAGACAAATGTGGAAACTATGTGATTTTCATTACATCAAACACCTTGTGCATCAAATTGTACAGCGTCTGATCATCTCCAATGTTCTTGGGATCGATAATCTCGAGCTCAATCTGGTACGACATATCTTCGTCACAGTCGGGATCGTCAGGTGAACCCTGAATCGCCGAAACGTCTATGACGAGATTCTTGCGAGTAAACGAGTGCCGAACTCGGCTCTTCGTCTCCTCGAACACCTCCTCCTCCTCAGCGGGCTCATAAGGAACCTCAGTAGAGATGCCGAGCCGAACATCGAAAGGCTGGCCCTCCTGAGCGTGATCCACTACCCGGACCCGATTCTTGATAACGCGCTTGACGTCACCAGTCTCAGGATTGCACACAGCTCGGCGGTTATTCAAGCCGTAATAGATGGTATCCTCCGACTTGGATGTCTTCTCCCACCCAGTGTACTTGGCCAGATTCTTGAGTGTGCGCTCATAAGACTCCTTACCAACATTCGTGTCGAAGCGACCCCGGTTCATCTTTCCGAACCGAAACTCGAGTTCGACATGAGGCATGGTGCTATGCGACCGAATAACGGGTGCAAACGTAGCAAATAGCGACTCCATCTTAATCAATTAGGGATCCTAGCTTTTATACTAAAGTTTAGGAACCCTATATAGATATGAGGGGTCTCGTAAATCTCGGGAATACCTGCTATTTCAACACTGCTATCCAGTGTTTACTGTATACACCAATTTTGACGAATCGTTTCCTTGTTCATGGTTACACTGGAGACTGTTCGTTCACAAAGGAGTATCACAAACTTGTAAAGGAGGTGTGGCTGAGCAAGAATAAGAATCCAATTCATCCTGGTGCTGTTCTCAGGGAGTTGCGGAGTCGCTACAGCCAGTTTCGCAGTTGCGAGCCCAATGATGTTCAGGAGGTGGTACTCTGTATCATTGATGTGTTTGAAAAGTCACTCGGGCTTGAGTGGATCCAGAAGCACTTTTATGGCTCGGTCAAGTCTGTAGTGACGTGGCCCGAGGGAAGCTCATCCACATCTGAAGTATTTGCGTGCAAGATGCTCGAGCAGGATGAGGATTTCTTTGAAAAGTCGACAACAATCAACGGATACAAGGATTCCTCTGACAAGGAGTGGCCAGAGGCTGAGGTCCAAGTCAAGACCGACTCACTAGGTACCATCTTCATGGTTAGTTTCAATATGTATCAGCAGAAGCAGAAGGTGCACCTACCAAAAGAAATCAAGTTTGGTGACACCAAGTACAAGGTGTATGCAGCAGCGATCCATCTTGGTTCACACCTCGGTGGTCACTACGCAGCCATTGTGAGCCACAAGGGTGGATGGCTCATAAAGGATGATGATATGATTACTGATGTTGACGATTTTCAAGAGACTGGGCCCTATTATTTCGGCATGTACAAAAAGTCGGTCAATTGAATATTTTTTACTCCTCTGGCTCCTCAGACTCAGCAGCCTTTGCATTCAGAGCCTCCTCAATCAGTGCCGATGCACGGGAAACTGGTACATCATCGTCAGACTCGACAACGGGCTCCTCGGCCACCACTGGCTCCTCGGTCACCACTGGCTCCTCGGTCACCACTGGCTCCTCGGCCACCACTGGCTCCTCGGCCACCACTGGCTCCTCGGCCACCACTGGCTCCTCGGCCACCACTGGCTCCTCGGCCACCACTGGCTCCTCGGCGTCAGACACCAGTTCTGGTACATCATCAGATGTACGGACCCAGTCTACACCCTCGTTCACCTGAGCTGGCAGAATTTCCAGATTCTCACACACGCTGAACACACGGCCGGGGAACCAATTGATACCACCCGTCTCTTCAAACTGGAAACGGAACATCTCCTCGTTTACTGCATCAAACTCCGATTCCACTAGGGTAAAATCGGTTACGCGCACATATCTTGTAGACTCTGCATTTTTCAAATATGAACCCTCCTGGACAAATGTGACCGGGTTGACATCTGAGAGAGTATATTTATCACTTGTAAGGGACCAAAAGAGTCTGGATGAAGGATCCGACAGGGTGAATGCCATTTATAGTGTAGTGGGATTTAAAATAACGAGTCCTATCCCGAACTGATCTGGCTTTTCTACAAACTTTATCGTCTTGTATCGTGATGCGATACGTGAAAAAGTGTCACGGACATCTGGACAGAACTTGTCAACTATATCATGGAAAAACACAAACTTGGCAAACCCCCTGACACTCTGAAAGTCATGGATAGGTCCTGGATGTGAATGGTTACCATCAACAAATACCAGATCCCAGTCATCGAAATTGTCATCGACTGAACAGTTGGTGTAGTATGGTTCTACATATTTTTGAACTAGAGGATGTATACATTGCCATATATCAAGCGTCCTGGCTTTGATGTCAGGGCAGACGTGCGCACGAAGAAAGTTGTGAATTATGAAGAATGTGAATCCATTAAACGTTCCTATATCAAGATAACTCTTCACACCAGCCTTCTTAAATATGTCCTTTGTTCCCCATAGAAACTTGGCAAGTTCCATTGGATTTTGCCAAATACCACCTTCACCCTGGTTCTTCATACAGAAGGACCACTCAGCATATATACTTCTCGTGTCGTAATACAGTCCAATATCGCATATGAGTCTACACAACTCATCTGCGTTATTTACTTGACCAACCTTTTTCAGGTAATTCTCCATTTATTTAAACAAGAATTCATTTGTCTGTATATTTTCGCGGATGTTCACCAGGGTTCGATCGTATGTCCTGCGGTTGTTGGGGTGGGTCTTGTCTGGGCGCTCCTTGATGACATACCACCCACAATCCCCGTAAGCGCATTCTACAATCTTCCCCTTGAATCGCGTTGGAGGCCCACCAGCAGTCAACCCAGTAAGAGTTGTGATGTAGGTTGGCCCCTGGATAAACAACCCCATTACGGGACCTCCATCGACAGTGGCATCCACATCACACAAAAAGTCAATGGTGATGTGCTCGCGCGGCTTCCACTTGAAGAGAGTCTCGTGTGTCCCCATACGAACTGGCTCGTTGATGGGTGTGAATACGAGGCCGTCATTCTCTGGGCTGAGTGTGTCAAACACCTTCTGAATCTCAGCAAGTGGGTACATCGGCTTCACCTTGACGGATGGGTTGAGTGGTGTCTTCAGGATGACGGAGCACATCTTCTGAGACTTTCTGAGACGCTCGGTGAGAGGCTGCATCATAACATTTTCACCATTCAGTATCACTGCGTCATAGACTAGATACTTGTCACCTGGCATCAACTCCCCATCGAGTATGGTGTTTTTTGGCACGGTAAGTGTTGTGATGCGGCCCTCGAAGGCGCGATTCACCAAAATGCACATCTTTTTCCCTTGAAACTCAAAACATACTAGCATGTTTCGAACACCGTCATTCTTTTCGCAAACCAGGTACGGTTGAGATTTGAGTGCTCTAAAGTGCCTCCGTTCAATCGAAACTGGTTGAGGTCCCGGGAACCGCTCCCGGTCGAAAGAGCCCCAACTCACCTTTATAAACTCTTTAAGGGCCGTCTCGAGTTCCGAACCTCTCTCGATGTATTTCATTGCGTGTGTGTACAGGGTCAGTCATCTCTAATACTTGGGACTTCAGGGTTCACACTTTTTGGGGGCTGGCTGCACATTGACACCAGCACTCTCCATAATATTGGAGATGCACTCGTGAGTGTAATGTACAGTACACTTTGCTGCGCTACAGGCGCAAATCTTAATACCAAGATGTTGCAGACACGCGAACAACTCTTTTGGTGAATCCACCGGAATCTTTACTGAATCCTTTGCTCCGCGCGACTTTTTATCAACCTGTTTGGTGTCCATGCACCAGACCATAGCCTCTGTAGACTTTACCGTCCACAGAGACTCTCCAATCTGCTTGTCGAGAACAGTGTCAAAGTCCAGGCCTCGTTGTTGAGCTGGCTCTGACGACCCCTCGGCAGTCTTCTTCTTGAACATCTCCCAGTTGATACCCTCCTTTACAGCAGGAAATACCATCACATTGTATGAAGGTGGCATCTGACTGCACATTGTCCCGATACACTCCTGGTTGAGACTCGATCCATACTCGAGGACAATGAGACGGTCTGTATTTTTGAAAAGTTTCGTCAGGGATGTCCGGTCACGCAAAAAGTGTACATCCATGTGAATATTCTTAATCATGCAGAACATGTGGATGTTCATAATTGTGTGCATAGTTGTGCAATGGATCGCCTTGCTCCTTGAAAATGCAGCGACAGTGATGGTCATCATGTCTTGACTGAGACAATCTTCTTTAAACGATCATCCATCGACCCAATAAATCGTAGATTTCCCACGTGCCCAAGAGTACACGTGACATCAGCGTGAATCTTACCACCCATGAGCTGCCAGCGGCGGCAAAAGGCGTAATCCTCAGACAGGTACCGACGAGACACGGGATCAATCATACAGTCAAAGATGGCGCAATACTTTTCAAGGTCGCGATTCTGGTGGTCATTGACACACTCGAGCTCTGGGTAGTGCGCATACATCTTCTTGATGACATCGCGCTTGATGAGCATGAAGCCGGTTGGACCGTCGAGCACCTCCGCAAACCCCTCCACAATCGGGACACTCTGACCCTTGAAGTTGAGGACCAGGCTGCTCGTGAGCTTGGCTGGATCTCTGGTGTCACCCTCCTTGATCGCCTTGTCAGCCTGGTCCCATAGTACCGCCTTCTTAGGGTATGCTGCGACACCAACATCGTGGCCAGCCTGGATGAGACGGATCACAGACTCCGCCTCAAAGTGAATGTCAGCATCGATAAACATGAAATAGTCACACTCTGACTTGTACAGGAACCGAGCAATCGAGATGTTGCGGGCACGATGCACAAGAGACTCATTCTCGGTGGTGTCAAGCATCATACCGATATTGTACTGGGCTGCTAGGCGTTGCAGCTTGAAGATGGACTCTGCGTATGCTTCGAGACACAGACCTCCATAGCACGGAGTTGACACGAATACATTCACCATATAAATGACATTACACCAAATTCTTTATCTCGTCACGCACAATCGGCTCGAGCTTGTTCATAGTCGGCACCGAAACCCCACACACTTGGCAAATGGTAAACTTGTCCACATCCTTGAGGAGCACGTAGATGACTGTCGCCGCCACCGTCTTGGGAGTCTTGCCCATAAGAGCCATACACTCTTGAATCTGCTCGCAGATCCGGATCGCCTTCATGCGTGCACGTCGGCGATCCTCCTCAGGAATCATAGTCAGGTCATTGAACATACGAGCCACAACGTTTGACGCCTGCGTGATACCCTGCTCCACCGGAGTCTCAATAACCTCGCGAAACATCTCGGCTGTGCGGCTCACATCCTTGTTCGGGATGTTGAACGCCTTGGCAATCTCAGGCACTGTACGCGCAATGTTGTGATTCTTGCAAGACTGGAGCAGGCAGTTCGCCTTGATACCCATTCGCACAGCCCCGCGTGTAAGGCGCTCCTCGCTAAACTTCTTGTACATGTGCTCAGCCTCGCGGACAACATGCACCGGGAGATTGAGAACCTGCTTGCCAGCCCGCTCGAGATCCTGATAATTGTGAAACAGTGACCGATCCTTGTAATTCATTGAAGTGTGAAAGTCGATCCGCGCAAGCTTCTTCTGAGCATAGCTGGCATTGTACCGGACGTTCATGATTGTGCCCATACTCCAAGTCTCACTGAAGCGATCATCGGTAGGCATGCCGACTCGGGACGGGTCGCTCACCTCACCATCCTCACCCATGCCACCCCGCCACTCGGGCTCGTCAGAGACGTACTCGGCGTCACACTTGCCACAGCTTGTGCATGTGGGGAGAGTATGTTCTGTCCATAGAATAGACTCGTCCGAATACCCCATAGTCTTGGTACCACCACACGGGCACAGGTACTCTGAATATTTGGCAATCTCATCCTTACAGGCTCTGGATCTGGCGAATTCACGAGCAGCCTGAATCACATTCACTTGAGCCCAAACAGCGTCCATTTTAACTTCACACAAGCAATGCGCTAACCAGGGTTTTAAAAATGCACGCTTTTTAATATGCATGTGATAGACTATGCCAGAATGAAAAGGCTTGAGGTACCCCAGCCAAAGCCAACCAAGGAGGGGATACCGCTAACCTTTGCGAACGTCTTTTGTGGTTTACTAATATGCTTTGGAATCCTTGCACTCTACACCAGATTCATCAATCGTAGTAAGCGTCGACAACCCCGTATTTGATGCACTTTTCAGCCGACATCATAATGTCATGCTTCATGATCCGGTTCACCTTCTTTTCTGGGAGGTTGGTTCGCTCACTGACAATCTCCTTCATATGAGCCATCAGCTTGTTGCAATTCTCCATCTCATCTTTGAGATCCTCATACTTGCCCCAACCAGCATCAGTTCCAAGTTGGTGAATCAGTACATAGCCATTCGTCTTGATAAGTCGCGTGTGGCCACCGAGGAGCATCATTGCGGCTGCGCTCGCGCAGCATCCATCCGCGATAGTCACAATGTTACACTTGGAAGACTTGATATGATCCATCGCACTTAGACCTGCGTATAGATCACCACCATCACTCTGAATGAACACCTTGATTGTTGGCGTTTCAAAATCCCCCATCTCCATCTTTTTGATTCGAAGCTCCTTCTCGAGTTTGCGTAGTGCAATGTTCAGCTCGAGAACCGAGTCTGTGTCAACGTCACAATAAAAGTAGATTTCATTGTGAATCACCTTGATGTAGTCATATTCTTCTTCGGGTTCTTTGCAATCTCGAGACATTGCTTCTTTAGTGTAGATACGGCTCGAGCTTTTAACTTTCTCATAATGCACAGGTGATTCAGAACATCAAAGTCTTGCGGCTCGAGTTTGTAGTCGGCAATCAGGTTTTCACCAAGACCCTTTTCAAAGTAGTTTCTTAGAACCATCAGTGAATCCACGTCGAGAGTGTGACCTGGTACCCGATTTGTCATTGCGAGCACCTTTTTCTTCCGCATGCACATGTTTGAAAACTTGGTCCATATACTTCCTGGTCTAATGTCCTGATTCGGGACAGAGTGATCAAGGAGATGAGAAGGCCATATACATGATTCAATTCCGAAGTACGGTAAAAGATTCCAATGGCCTTGATAAATCTGTTCATCGATCATAGCTGCTTGGCTCATGCACTCGAGAATCTCCAGATGGTTCTTCGGGTTGCCATCTATATAATTGTCAAAAATCATGTCGAGCACGTGACCATGCTCCTGGATGTGATCACCTATAAAATCCATAGGCTTTCGTTCACCACCCTCACATATGAGTGACCTCACGAAATCCTTTGGATTCCAAAATACATCTTTATTGTCTGAGATGCCCTGCTCCAAAAAACGGATATCACCGTTGCACTTGTCAACCAAGTCTGGGGACGCCCCCAGAGTCTTGGCGATATCTAGGAGCTGATCTCTGGTACGGAATGGAAAACGGTACGAGAAAATATCAAATGCTAGATTTGGTGCATAATTGCCTATGATGACAAGCCTCTCGTTGCCTGTCAATTCACGAACACCTATGAGGTCATCCACGCTGTCAAAATCATCTATGAGTACTGGACACGCTGAAGACTTGATCTTTTCCAAAAAGTCAATTGTACTCTGCTTGCTCTTCAGAATGGATGCGTCCAGATCTACGCATGGTTCTATAATCTGACGTACACTCCAAGTTTTACCTATACCTGAGGGGCCATACACAAACACAGACTTGTTCTCGGTGAGAACTTTGCGAAGCTGCTCGTCAGAGCTCTTTGGTTTTTCTCGCTTCAGAGTAATAATACGGTCCATGGAGTCTGAATCTATTACTGCTCAGCTCTTAAATATGGTGCTAGAAAATAACGCATTCAAGGAGAAGATCCTGCCATATCTGATTACATGGTTGATTTTCAATATTATACTTTTGACACTTGTTCTATACATCAGTATCAGAATAACTTTCAAGTGAAGTAGTAATGTACACGCTCACGAAGAGCCCCATCCAGGGCAAAAAGTGGCGAGTTATGCTTCCTAATGGCAAGCACGTAGACTTTGGGGCTGAGGGCTACCAGGACTTTACTATGCACAAAGACCCAGCCCGGATGCAAAAGTACCTAGTCAGACACCAGAAGCGCGAAAACTGGACCAAGTCTGGTGTGGCTACAGCAGGGTTTTGGTCGCGTTGGATCTTGTGGAGCGCCCCCAGTATGAACGGGGCTATACGCAAGACGGAGGGTGTTCTCGGAAATAAAATCACGAGGAAGTAATAATGAGCAAATATCTTGTGTTTATGATGGCGGTACTCGTAATTGCGGCTACTTCTATAGGTATCCAGTGCATTGGGGATGACAAAACAAAGGCATCCAACAAAAAGTATCTCGTTTACATGCTTGTCGCGGCTATATTGGCCCTAATAGGGAGCGGGTTCATGATCTTCAAGCGTCCAGCAAAGGTTGTAGTCGAAACCACGAGCGTCAACATGGCTCGCGGAAATGTCAACGCAGCTCCAGCAGGTATGAAGCAGGCTTAGTACTCAAGAGTCCTGTCCATCACAACAGTCTCTCCAGTCTGAGAGGCTTGAGTTACAGCAGCAGACAGAGCCGCAAACATCTGAGGGCTGCGCTGGGCCGAAAACTCACACGTAGTGCGAATACCCATGCGCTCGCCAACAGCGAAAGCATCCTGATTCGCCCCAAGGTAGACAAAGTCCCAACCCTCCTTGGTGCGCATCCCAGTCAGATCCTTGATGTGCTCACTTGTAAACTTATGGCTTGCATTCTCCTCGCCATCGGTGAGGATAATCATAATCGCCTTGGTTCCATCCTTCTTCAGGATATCACCCATGGCATCCAGTAGTGCAGTCGAGCCACGAGGAACGTACGTCTCCTTGGTGAGAGGCTCGACATCAGCAATAGGGGTATCCTTGTAAACCTGAACCACCTCGTGATCAAACAGGTACAGGGACATCGTACCACCCAGAGCTCGCTGAGAATCCACAAACGAGTTGTACCCACCAATGGTGTCATCCAGGATGGTGGCCATGGACCCGGACCGATCGAGCAGAAAAACACGGCGGGTCTCCATTTAAAGATATAGTGGTCCTTTCCTTTATATGGAGATTTGCGTATCACATTACAGTGAAAATCTAGAGTGGCTGAAACAGGCTGACTGCCCGGTGATTGTCATTGATCATGATGGAGCTGAGCCACACCCATTTGATACATTTTGGACGATACCAAACTCTGGCTACGAGGCTTCCGTCTACCTCAAATACATCATCGAGCGTTATGATTCACTCCCGGACCATGTTGCATTTATCCATGGGCATGAGGAGGCGGAACACCAGCTTGGTGGGAGACCAATGCTCGAGATGATCAAGACGGCAAATATCAAAAAATACGGCTATGTCCCTCTCAACAATGCTTGGCGCAATGTCCTCTCGGCTATGCAACTCGTTCAGTTTGAAGAGCGGTGGAAGAAGCTGTTTACAGCCCCTATGCCCGATCGTTTCACTCTCGATACTGCTGCTCAGTTTGTAGTAAGTCGCGAGAGGATTCTAGCCAACCCAAAGTCCAAATATGAGTTTTTGTATGACAGTATCGATACAAAGGATGATGCAACTATCATTGAGCATATGTGGCATTACATCCTAGGGGAGAAAATATCAATGACTCCATCCAAGGATCTTTTTGATCCACCACTCAAGGAGATTAAGTTGTGCAATTACCAACTTGCAGTGGGTAAGTTTAAGATTGGCTTGACTTCATCCGATGAGTTTTGTGACAAGCTCAAACTCCCCACTGATATTATCCGCGTCCGAGACTCCGATACATATCTCAAGTATAAGAATAATGGGACTATTTTGATGAGGCTTGCATCGGAAATACCACTCGGTGCTGAGGAATCTGGGGGTGTGACTACAGTTTTCAATATCACCGAGGCTCATGCGATGTACAGAGTCATGCAACGTGAGGCGGATCTAAAGGCTGTAACTTTACTGAAGATATAGGGATGGAGATTTGTGTATCCCATTATAATGAAGATCTCCTATGGATGAAAGATTGTGAGTTTCCCATTTCCGTAGTGACTCACTACGGGCCAGAAGCCAAGCCACCCGATATACCAGTCAAGGATCAGTATGTAATTACGAATGTAGGTCGGGAAGCTTCTGCTTATCTACACTATATTATTGATCGTTATGATACACTCCCAGACAAGGTGGCTTTTATTCACGGGCATGAGAGTGCTTGGCATCAAAACTCGGACAGACCATTTATGGATATGATCAGGGATGCCCAAGTTGACAAGTTTGGCTATGTCCCACTCAACAACCACTGGAGGTGTGTTAATACAGTGTCACAGTTCAAAACTTTCGAAACCAAGTGGAACGAAATGTTCAATATGAAGCTACCAGATATTTTTATAGTGGATTCGTGCGGACAGTTTATGGTGACCCGTGAGCGTATTCTGCGCAACACGCGTGAGCAGTACATCGAGCTGCTCAGCCACATAGAATGCGATGAGTATGCTATTATTCTTGAGCATTCATGGCATTACATCCTAGGGGAGAAGATTTCTCTAGAACCTCGCAAAGACTATTTTGATCCACCCCTCAAGGAGATTCTCTACTTTTGCGCAAGTCTACCAGTCTCATCGGCCGAACTCAAGTTTGGGTTTATTGGGAATGAGTCGAGAATCAAACATCTGAATGGACCGATCGTGCACGTGAAGACCCCTGAAGAATATGAATACTATAGACGGCGTGGGACTTTGTTCTTCAGATACTCAGATGACACTCCGAATGTAATTCTTGAAAATGAAGATCGCAATGCAACTTGTATTGTTGACAGTGACGAAACTCTCGTTTCTTATTCAAATTCAGCAATGTACCAGTGTCTGAAACACGAGGAGCTCATCAGAGACAAGCTTTAAAATAAAATCCCCAGGATAGATACCATTACTTGATGGTTGGGGACGAGGTGCAAGCCTCGTATTACAAATTTGACCTTGACTTTCTTGACCAAGCTTACAGCGAATGGACGAAGGTGTTCCCGACCATCCGTCCATTCTATGCTGTGAAATGCAACCCGCATCATCTCATCGTCGAGCGTATGGCTCGACTTGGCGCCGGATTTGACTGTGCAAGCCCGGCAGAGATTGACATTGCTCTTCAGTTTGTAGATGCCGGAGATGTGTTATATGCCCACCCGTGTAAGCGTCCATGCGATATTCGTTATGCTCGCTCGAAAAATATAAAACGCACCACATTCGACTCTGTGTGTGAGCTCCAAAAAATTGCTATTGAAGCACCAGACATGGAGGTTATACTCCGTATTAAGGCTGATGATCCTCACGCCACTTGCCCTCTTGGAAACAAGTATGGCGCAGACACTGAAAAGTGGGAGGAGCTCCTCAGTGAAGTAAAGAGACTCGGTTTGAATCTTGTAGGTATCTCATTCCATGTGGGAAGTGGAGCCCAGACCGAGTCCGCATACATCGAAGGTGCTAAGAAAGCAAACGTTGCCGCAAATATGGCAATTCAGTATGGACTGAATCCAACTGTAATTGATATTGGTGGTGGATTTACATATGATAAGATCCCCACAGGCCTTTCATCCACTGTTTCAGATTATTTAGTGGGATTCGAGGTTATCGCAGAACCTGGAAGGTATTTTGCCGAGCGCGTCGCCACCCTTTACACACCTGTTATAGGTTACAAGGATGGTGCAGTCACAATTGATGAAAGTCTCTATGGAGCATTCAACTGTAAGATGTTTGATCACGCAGTGCCCGTCTTTTGCGAAAAGGCTGGGCCGACATCAGCCAAGAGCATCTTTGGGTGCACTTGTGATGGTATAGATGTCATCTGCGAATCGGTCCAGCTCCCAGAGTTGAAGGTTGGAGACGTTCTAGAATGGCCCCGAATGGGCGCATACACGATGGCAGCAACAACTTCGTTCAATGGTATTCCTTTTAATAATCGTCAAGTTAAAACCTAGTAGCATTCAAGAAATATGACACTGTACGATGATCTAGGGCTCCAGCCCAATGCATCACTCGATGAAATCAAAAAATCTTATCGAACACTCGCTCGAAAGCACCACCCGGACAAGGGTGGCGATCCCGAAATGTTCAAGAAGATTTCGCAGGCGTACGATGTACTATCCGACGATGGTAAGCGCCGTATGTATGATATGACGGGGTCGGAGAATGGCGATCCCCAAGGGTTTCCGGCTGGATTTGCGGGTGGTGGACCATTCGACATGTTTATGAATATGTTCAACGGTCATCAGGGTGCACCGGGTCATCGTGCCGACTTTGAACACGTCATCAGGCTGACCCTTGACGAGGTGTACCACGGGGTGGAGAAGCACCTCAAGGTGGAGATTGTCAAGAATTGCTTCTCATGTCTGACAAAGTGCAAGATGTGCGGGGGCCGAGGCCAAGTCCAGAGAACAATGGGATTCATGATGATGAATAGCTCATGTCCAACCTGTGAGGGGTGTGGCTCGAAATCGTCTGGCTGCCCCTCTTGCAATCACAAAAAGGAGATTCGGGAGCAAAAAGAGCTAACTGTCAAGATTCAACCTGGTACTCATAATGGTGATCATGTTCTGATACCCCACATGGGTGAACAAGCGAGAACATCGGATGAGATTGCAGGTAACCTTATCATCCGACTCCAGGTCCTTGACCACAAGGAGTTTATCAGGGAGGGAGATGACTTGGTAATTATTCGCAGAATATCATTCGAAGAGTCTGTGAATGGGACTATTCTCACTGTGAAACACTTTGCAGGAGAGTTCAAGGTTTCTACACAGGACTTTGGTGTCATAGATCCACGTCAAAAGTACAAGATTCCAGGCCGAGGAATGAAGGGTGGAGACTTGTACGTTATTTTCGACGTACAATATCCTCCCAAGACTGTAAGGTATGTACTTACCGATTCAGGCTCTCTCTGAAAGCGACTTGCAGGATATTGGCATCGCACCAAAGGAAATCCTCAAAGGGATTTATATAGATCATTCATTCGATAGAACTGCTGTATGGTATGGACCCAGATTTTTCAGGGGTGAGGTGCGCCCAATTTACCTCGTCCTCAGTGTTTAGGGTTCTGCGAGGCAGCTGAAGATGTAGTACCAACTGCGCTCTAGATAATGACCAACTTCAGGTGACTTGTGCAGAGACACTTGATCAAGCAGCCTCTGATAATACACCTTCGACCTCAGGTGTATTCTTTCTTTACACACTGCAAAGCAAGCCCCATAATACCACTTCATACTATCCGGCTTTGGATATTTCCTGTTAATATACGTTTCGAACCATTTTCCGAAACATGAAGGTGCCGGTGACTGATACTCACCGTTATACTCTTTGAGTCGAAACGTGTAAGGATCACATACTGGTTCATAATTGGTACTCAGTTCAACTGTAGACCAATCTTTAATCCATTCGGTGATATTATGAATTGATGGCCGGTGAACGTGTTCAAATGGATTTGCCTGAATGAAGATGAGGTTGTTGGTCAGACACTCATAATTGTCTATGATATGGGTCAGATAGGTGTGAGATTCTCTACCGACGTTACAAATAGTCAATACATTGAGGTCTGGAATCCTGATTGGATCTCCTTTATTGTAAATGATTACACATTTACGTATCTCATCTGGTAAATCATCTAACCAGTTCAGATTCTCATTGTATCTCGATATCACTACTGTTAGATCCATACTATGCCTAGACAGTTTTGGATATGACTACTGGCGCGCCAGCCACCGTCTTGGCCACTGGAGCTGAACCTGAAACCGTCTTGGCCTCTGGAGATGATGGGGGTAGTGGTGCATCGCATGTATCCATCAGGTTCTTATCGAGAAAGGTCTTTGCATTGTACCAGTTGTATGCAGTCTTTCCAGTTGTCCAGAGCGAAATGAGTGAGATTATGAGGGTGATCCAGTGAGCTGCACCCTTGGTCTTGGTCGATATCCAGAAAAAGAAGAGGGTAAGGACCAGCATGAATGCGCCATACAGTGGAGCAAAGAGGAGAGTTGCACCCTCTTTCATACCAGCGAGTGGGGATGACTTGTAACTGAGATATCTCGTCTTGCCGTTTGATGTAATAGATGGGCAGGATGGTGAAGACATTAATGTATAACAATATTTTAAGTTCTTGAATTGACTGGAAACTTCTTCTTGAGAGCTGAGCTCAAATCGTAACTATCAATCAATACGGTAATAATATTCTGGCACGCGTGATGGTGTCTGATACACTCGTTAACCTTCTGGAGCATCTGCTCCTTGGCAGTTGCATTAGTCGCGCTCAATCCTAGATTGAATCCACCATATTCAGCCTCATCTTCATCCAGTGCCTGATTGATCCAGAAAAAGCTGTAATTCGATGGACGATTTGCGATCGTCTCTTTAATGAAGTTCAGGGCTTGTAGCGTATACTCGTAAAACTTTGTGAAACTGCGATTTTCTGTCCAAGTGAGCTTACCGAGTGAATGCATCATCGCATAAGTCTGGCAGAATTGCATAGTCTGGGGAATCTGGCACTCGGTATAAGGGTCAAAATCCTTCGTCGCTCCAGGGGGTCTCGAGAGGTAATGACCTGAACCTTTCAACCTACCTGTGAAGAAGACACGTGGAACTTGTTGAACATTTCTCATTTGTTGTTGAGATTTTGTCACACCCAATGACTGAATCACGGTTGGGTCACCCATGAATATGGTGAGAGGTGTAAAATATGTGTTTGTCCACAACTGTTCATAAGCCTCCAATAGAGGATTCTTTTTTACGTTTGCTTGATGTGCTTTCAATTCTTTTAAACTCGGAAACGGTTGGTCTATGTCAGCAGTTGTAGGAGCTGCAGACATGCTTGCCTTACAAGTGAGTAAGATTTTTATGCCATCATTCCTGATGCTCAGCGTCTTAATCTCTGATCGAAAGCCTCTTGGCCCTTCTCTTATATTCTGCGTTACTCAGGTTTGGTGGTCTATACGTGGAAATACCAATTGCACCAGCAGTCTTTGCTACACCAGTTGATGGTGCTGCCACTGGAGCGACTGGGACTGCAACCGCTGGGGCTTTCTTTGCCCAGAAGCGGTAGTTGATGCACGTGGGTGGTCCATCCTTGTTCTTGTAATAGTCATATCCCATAAATGCCGCAATTGCCATCAGGATCAAAATCAAAAGAGCCGAAGCCTGCATTTACTATACGTATAGAGAATAAAATGGTGTATGAGATATGATGTCAATCAAGCGTCTGGTTGAAACCGTATACCAGACACTAGGCCCTGGTTATACTGAGGGTATATATCATAATGCCCTGGAGGTTCTCCTTAGAAAAAATAGAATGAACTACGAAACCGAACGCATAATACCCGTTACATTTGAGAATCATGTGATTGGCAACTTGCGAGCTGACCTCATCGTAGACGGATCTATAATAGTCGAACTCAAAAGTACACGGACTTTGACCGGTGCAAACCGACTCCAGCTCCAGACATATATGCATCTCCTCGGAATAACAGATGGTCTATTGGTGAACTTTGGGTCCGAACGCGGACTGCAAATGGAACAAGTCTCTGGAAGACTCGGGCAATTTCAAGTTGTTCCTTCTCCCACAACTCTGGATCTCTATGCCCAGCCTCCATCGCCTCGATAGCCCGCTCAAGGTGTGAGGCTGCATCGAGTACGTAGAATTCATTCGATATTCCAATCAGTCTCCCTAGTATTCTCCTGACTTCTGATATCAGCCTCTCTATATACATACTAGACTGTTGGGATATATTCCCATTTAAGATCGCTGCAAATGTTCTTCCAAATCTGATCCTGCTTATATAGTTTCTCTTTTGATTTCAGGAGAGGGAAGCAAGGCAGGTATTCATCTTCACTTAGGAGCTCGCAGAACTTGTAAAGAACGTACGAGTAGCTTAAAAAGTTTTTGCGATCAGCTGGGCAATGCCTCTCAAAGGGTGCTTGAACCTGGTTGAACATGAGACGAAGACGATCCTCAAGAGCCTGAGTCATCGTCGGAGGTTGAATCCCATTGAGAATCGTTGCAATATAGGGTGAGTGCTCATAGTATTTGTTTAGTCTAAGCTTCTTGAGCACCTCCTTCACCTTGCTATTAGTAATTTCAGATACATCCTTGATGCGGCGCTTCTTAAATTCAGCTCGGATCAGGTTGATGACTTCGGGTGGAACAGTTGTAGACTCTTTCGCCTGAAACTGCGCAATCCATTCATTGAGATGGTTGTCACGCTTGTAAGAGTAGTTGATATTCTTCTCCATCTCTTGCTCCTCCTTGAACCCCATCTCTTCACCGAGTATGTAATCTGCTCTGCCACACTGCATGCAGATCTCGTCGCTCTGTGCAGAGTCGGCTATGAAACTGTTTGATCCGCATGTGCAAGTGCGAAACAGGCTAGAGCGAGGAGCCGGTTTATCTGTCGACTTTCCTTCTACATTCTGCAGATAATTGTCGAATATATCCTTGCGCTTCACTCCTCCACGCTTTGATGAAAAGAGTGACGATGTCTGAACTTCAATCTTCTCGGTGTACTCCGCAATGTAGGGGATGCACTGTGCTATATACTCATACATCTTGTCCGGGTCCCCCTGGAGCTCTCTTATTCGTTCATTAAATCGAGCTTCCATTAAAGCTAAGGTTCTCTATTCTTTTAATATGCTCCGAGAATTCTTCTTTTTCGTGGTTGGTATTCTGAATATGTTCAGGCCAATCGATTGGAGTATAATTCAGATGAAGAAGTTTGGCGAGACGAGCATCTACAAGTTTTTCTACAATGGCAAAGTGTTCAAGTATGTGGGTGACAAGTTGCCAGAGAATCTCGGACGAGGGTTTTTCATCCCCATCAAGTCTGCTCGGTGGAATGGCGCAGACGTGACTGAGTATGTCAAGAAGTTTGCTGGGCCTCGCCAGGACTTTTACAATAAGATGCCCGACCTACCCGCAATGTTCTATCATGTGGTTGAATCAAAGTGGATACCAAAGCTCCGAGTAGTTCGGGGGAATGGTATTCGCATTGAGTTGACTTTTCTGGAGGACAAGAAGGTAGAGCCTCTGGAGGGCAAACTTGAGGTGACCAACCTGATGGGTCAGACAAAGACGTATGACTCAGTCAACCTTGGGCGCAAGGTAGAACTTCATGTCACCGAGGTTAGCAATTGAATACTTCAGAACAATAGGCATGTCGGATTCCTTCACGTGTTGAAGGATCTGGACACTCGAACACATCCCAGTAGCCTTGGTGAACAGATTCATATACTTGAGGCTGAATAGATTGCCCACCCTGCAATCCACCTTGACGGGACACTCGATCACAGTACTCTGATTTGCAAAGTCTCCCTTGCAACTCAGCTGCAGCTCCGTACCATCCCGATAAATTTCAATGTCATTTGCGAGGTTGCCCATATCACGGCAGATTCGCTGAAAGTCAACCGAAGGGATGGTTGTCATGACATCCATCTGAAGCTCGGGGACATCGAGGATGTCCTCGTTAATGTCGAGAAGCTTCAGGCTAAACTTAGTCTTGGACTTTTTAGTCTCATTCTCAATCACAAACTCTACAAACTCTGAATCGTCACACGTCAGAGTCAGAGTATCGTTGTTTGTCACCGACTTGAGGAGCTTGTATGTATTGGACATGTTCATTCCTGCGATGATTTGGCTAGGGCAGGAGTACTCTTCAAAGTTCTCCGAGTTGAGATGCATGTGAACCAGTGACACCCTGGCAGTATCCAGACTGAGGATACGAATACCGTCTGCATCAAAATAGACATTCACATCGTTGATGATATCCTTGAGCACCTCAAAGATGTTACGGAAGGCGGTTGCCTGGATAGTCTTGAGATGCATCGTAGATTTTTAGGCTTTTAATTTTTTAACTCTGTCATAGCCTCATCCAGTGATTTATTCATCCTGTCTTCTAGTTCTCTGGAAATAGTTGGTTTGAGTGATTGACCGTACATGTCAAGGTTGAAGAGTCCACTGTCACTTTCGGTATTGTCCAGACAGGACATTCCTATACATGCCGATTCATACTCTGTAAATGATGAGGGGAGCATAGACTCGAGCCAGGCTTTGACCTCACCACCCACCAGCATCTTGCCGTCAGATGTGACGAGGGTGGGTACACGTTCAACCCGTTTTGGGACACCCTTGTTGACGTTGTGAAACTTGACCATGCTCTGTAGAGCTGGGTTCTGCTGGATATACTGAATGATCGACACACAATGTTTACATTTGTCACTGAACACCAGCACAGACATCTTCTATTACTGCTAATTTGATTGAAATTATTTTGACGCATAAGAATAAATGCGGACTCTCGCAATTGTTCTGCTTGTTGCTGGATTAGCTTGGACTCTCAAGGGTAAGGTGGAAATGCTTGAGGCTTCGCCGGTTCTGAGTCAAGACACTGTACCAGCTTCGGCGATCCAGGCTATTCTGAAGGATGTTGTTAGGCAAAAACCAAATCTGTACCCCCTGGACACTGTCTTCGTCCGGCCCGAGGGTTCGATGATTGTGGGCCGCTTCCTCTTTATGGATCGGACCAACTATTCCGGTATCCAGTATGATGTCAGAGCTGAGCTCCTGGGTGACCAGCAAGTCAGAGTCACTGAGATGCAAGCAACTGTCAACCCCAACCTCGTCGGTCCATTCAAGCCCTATGGCAAAGCCAGCTACATCAACTATAAGGATGTGACTGGAGGTCTGGATGCGGAAATATTCGATGTAAAGAATATGATGGGTACAGTATGATTACAGCGCGTGAAATACAAAAGATTGAGACGGAACGAAGAAAAATCAAAAAGGAGACTTACAAGCACATACTGACCCAGTTTGATCGCAAGATTCGCAAGGCTGTTGAACTCGGTCAGTCGAATGTCTTTTTGCAGGTTCCAGGCTTTGTTATTGGGTTCCCCATGTACGATATCCGGCAGGCTTCCAACTACCTCAAGCGTCAACTTGAAAAACTGGGATATCACATTGTTCAGAGTGATAGTGAGTTTTTTTTAACTTGGGGGTCGGAGCCCGTGTACGAACCACCCCCAGTTGAACCACCGGTGACGGAGGATGTTGACTTCCCCACCTTTATCAACCTTCGCAAAATCGCGAATAAAATAGAGAACAAAAATCCAGGCAGACGGTAAATGGATGTCCTTGTGGAGGCGCGCAGGGAATACCTCCAAGTTCTCTACGAATGCATGGTCCCAGAGATGATTTCATCATTTTATCAGCTCTATCTCGAATCTGAAAAGATGATGAAGAATCAGGCGAATCGGCTCATTCAGTACCAGAAGTTTCTGAAGGAGATTAAGAATTGGAACAACTCGATTGTCAAGGAGCATACAGACGCAATGAAGAGAGAGTGCCCCTGGTTTGACGATCTGATGGTGGCTGTAATTGTCAGCAGCGTCAAGATCATGTCCTCTGTCCGCCTCACCAAAACCTCCAACAAGATTTCTCTCAACATTCCCAAATCAGAGGACTTTGTGCACGAGTGCTACAAGGCGGCAGCAGAGGATATCTACAACAAACCATACGTCATGTCCGAGCTGATGACGGATGACGAGCGAGAGGATGCTCTGTGGGATCGCGTCGCTGAGTGTACAGAGAAGGTTATAAAGAAGTATGTACCTCTTCAGCAGATTCTGGCGATGAACATTGCCTCTCCGACATCAACGTCCGACTTTGTCATCGATGATGGTCCAATTGAGGACAACGATGATCCAGATGTGCAGGAGGAGGGTCAAGAAGCTGAAATGACTGAAGATCCTCAGCAGGAGATGCCAATGGGTCATGAGGAGCCACAGCAGGGAATGCCAATGGGTCCTGAAGATGTCAAGAGCATCCCAGTATCAGCCGAGTCTATGCAGCCCCCACAAAACGATGATGATGTACTGTTCCCGGATGCACCCGAGAAAAACATTGCAAAACAGTAAATGGACCAGCTGCGAGATCCACTCATGGCTGCAGCTTTCGCAGCAGTCGCAACAGCGTTGTATATATATTTCAAAGCAAAACTGAACAACGAGTCAGTTCCCTCCAACTCCGTCTACATGAAGCCCGCCATCCTAAATGCAATACTCGTGTACTTTATCGTCTCGAACGGGTCGGGTACAAAGCCCAGAATCCTCACCGAACCCTATTGAGATGCACTCGACGAGGGGCTGGTACTTCAAATAATGCTCATCGAGTGGAGTGACTGTACCAGGAAGATCAAGTCTCATCACAGAGCCGTACTGATGCAGTACAACCTTGGGAATAAACCCAATATGATGCTCACCACAAATCACTTTGACCGCATTTGGGTCATATTGATTCGTTGGATCGCGCTCGAAGAAGCACTGGGTGGGGACTCGCAGAGATCCCAGAAATCGCTTGACAGAGTCGGATCGGTAATAGCCACCAGCTAGTACAAATCTCATCATATTTCATCAGAGGCGATCCTCTTTATTCTGATCGGTTCGCCCGCCATATGAAAGTCGCCATCGTACGAGTCTGACTCGTGCTCCTCGACTATATTGTCATGGCACATGATGCTACGAGTTACGGACCCTGGTTGACACCTCCAGGCCCCATTTGTGTTGGGTAAGACATTTGATATACTTTCGTGATACATCGATCCATATTCCCACATTTCATAATAGCTTAGTTTCATCTCATTGATGTAGTATCTGTGATCTTCTGTCCCTATTGTCTTGGGAACAAACTCACGCCACTTGAGATCGAGCTTGCGTGGAGCAAACCCAAGGCTTCGTCTTCCATCAATGTCTGCGAAATGGGCTATGAGCTCCATAATGTCTGGCGGTGTCATGGACCACACGTTTCTATCCATCTAGTTAAATAAGAGCGTATTCTATAATACATGACTCACCTGTCCCTGATTGCCAGTCTCATGACTGAGATGCACAGGATGCAGCCACCCATTCAGCCCACGGAGGTGGAGCTGGACCAGGACTGGCTCGACTTTGAAAAGACTCTTGGGGAGTTCAAGGAGGAGTACATCAAGACTCACTCGCACGCAGTCGCACGCACCAATGAGTATGTCGAGAAGATGACTGACATCAAAAAGCTGAACCTAGCCATCAATCAGAGTGATCCAGTACTTGCCGAGAGTGTGCTGAAGCTCATACAAGACTACAAGAAGAATAGCAATATCGAGGAACTGAAGGAGGAGGCTTCATTGTGGTCTGGTAAGGCCAAGGCGATGGAGTCTATTCTCATCAACACAAATGCGAAGCAATACTCAAAGTTTACTTGCCCGGTGTGCATGGACCGACTGTCAGATGTGTGTATCGACCCTTGTGGTCACATCATGTGTACTGCATGCCTCCAGAGGATGAATGAGTCAAGATGTCCTGGCTGCCGTGTCGATATTCAAAAGACTCTCCGAATGTTTCCGCTTGCATAAAGAAAAAAGCCTAGTGTATAATATGACGTCTGTGGGCGCTTTCAATGACATGATGGATCAGTTCCTTCAGGAGCTCGTTATGACTTTTCCAGACGAGCCAGCCATCAAGAAGTACCAGGTTTCATTCGAGTTGATTCGCAAGGCGAATGCTCGCATGTGCATGGAGCAGTTTATGAGCAGCATTACTCCGTATGCCAACTACATCTCTGAGAAGGATGAGGCATTCTTCCTTGAGCACTCGAGTGAGATTGAGTTTATCAAGGAGTTGAATCTTCCAAAGATCTGGACTCCAGAGCTGTCTCAGAATACGAAGGATGCGATTTGGCAGTATCTCCAGAGTCTGTACTTTTTCGGCTCTATGCTCGGGACTCTGATGGCGGCACTCCCAGCCGACACTCTGGCTGCCATTGAGCAGATGGCTCAGAAGTGCGCAGATGATATTGATCCAGCAACATTTAACCCTGCCGATCTGATGGCTTCCATGTCGAACATCCTCGGGGGTGCTCTCGAAAACAAATAGTGTAATAGAATAATATGGACTTGAAGGAGATTTTTAGAAATGACAAGCTCCTCGAATTTTGGCCTTCGTCGAAGCAGCCCGCCAAGGACCGGGTTGCATCGACTGTTAGATTTGTTCTGTATGCGTGCGTACTAGTATATGTCCTGACGCGCGATGCTCGTATCATGGTTCTTGGTGGCCTTGTGATTGGTACATTGTTTGTACTGGACAAGAATGGTATGGTGTTTGAGGGTCTTGCTCGACCAACTGCTCGTGATGGTCGCATGTTCAAGGATGTGAGTATGCCCACCGCCAACAATCCCTGGATGAACCCACTCATTACTGATTATACGGATGATCCAGATCGCGCCCCAGCTGCGTTTTACCCCACTGTTCGCGAGGAGATTGGTGAGATTTGGGACGAGATTCACCCACACATTCGTCAGAAGGATGCCATGAGAAACTTTTACACTGTTCCAGGCAACACATTCCCCAATGATCAGACTGCGTTTGCACAGGCTGCCTACGGTGTCCCCTTTTCACCACAGTGTCATGACACCCCCATGGCGTGTGACCCTGACCGCATGCCATACGGCAGAGGCCAGGAACAGTTCCAGATGCGCGCAGGCTCGGGGGGTTCTGCACGCTAAAAAAGTATATGCTCATATTAATATGTCTCTTCAGGCAGGACTCCGGTCACTCGAGCCAACTGGCACTCTTCTCCCACTCATCATTGACATTGTGAATGTCGATGATGCTCTGCGTCCAGTAGATACAACCGGCTTCAAGAAGTTTACCAGCGAGCAGCCATACGATTTTCCCAACTTTTATGTCGACGCCCCAGTTCGCGTCTGGACACAGGATCCTATCAGCACAACCGCTGAATACCAGAACAACGATTTTATGCGCAGATACCTGAAGAACTAAAAAACTTCTGTGATAGAAGTAATGGATCCACTACCTCTTCTTGCGATAGTTGGATTGATATTCGCAGGCAAACAGCTCAGCACTAAGGAGAAGTACACCGGTAACCCAGCTGATACCGGTAGCATCACCAATGAGGCTGACCTCGAGCGTCGCAGTCGCCAGATGTACCACCTTCAATCAAACGATATCGGCGTTGATGGTGGTTCAGCTGTAAAAACAGCAGGGCCAAAAGAGATTTTCTATGGAAGCGGTGTGCCCTATATGAAGAAGGAGATTGTGAGCAACTTTGGCGATCTGAAGCCAGACTCTAACCGTCTCCCATTTGGTCAGCCAGTGTATGACCTGTACAACCGCCAGGGTATCACCAACAAGATGAATAACCTCGCACCAGCCGAGAAGATGCAGGTTGGTCCAGGTTTGGGCGTCGACCCAAGCATCGCAGCTCAGGGTGGCTTCCAGCAGTTTTTCCGTGTCATGCCCACCAACACAAATGAGAATCGCCTTACACAGCTCCCAGGCCGATCGGGTCCACCAGAGTCATTCGTCAAGTCTGCACCACCCGTCCAGGGCGCTCTGACCCAGACCCAGCGCCCAACCAAGGTGTATACTCGCGATCCAATGAGAGGAAAGGCTCACGGCGGCCAGGGTGTCATCGAGGCACCAGAGTTTCGCCCAAGCTTCGTCAAGACTGAAGAGCCGACACTGAAGGATCAGACTGTTGTCCGGGCTGATACTCTCGCATTTGGTCCAGCTCAGTACCAGAATGTGACGAGCAGAGATGCCCGCGATGTATCCGGTAACCAGATTCGCCCGGATGACAAGCGCTCGCAGAAGATTGATGGGTTTTTGCCCGGTGGACGTATGAATGTTCGTCAGGATCCTCTCGGTATGAATGGTTCCATCTCGGCTATACGTCAGGATGATATTCAGCTTCCTCTCCCACCACCCGATGGTGGCCGTTTCCAGCAATATGTCGATGCTGAGATGTATTCTACAATGAATGTCAATAAGGGTCATCGTAACCCATACGCTCAGAATCTTGACGTAGCCAAGCGTCAACTGCAAAGTAACCCGATGGCATTTTCAATTTCGAATGTGTAGACACTCTACGAAAAAAACCTCGATAGAAAGTAAATGTCTGGTGGTACAGTCCAGCTTGTTGCAATTGGTGCTCAGGATGTTCATCTCTCAGGGAAGCCCGAGGTTTCATTCTTCCGGTCAAACTATAAGCGTCACACCCACTTTGCTCAGTCAGTTGAGCGTCAGATCATCCAGGGTAGCGTCTCCTCCGGTGCAATGACAAGCATCCGCGTGGAGCGCAAGGGTGACCTCCTCAGCTACATGTATCTGACGGCTAAGGATTCTGACGGCCTTGTGACTGCAGTCGATTGGACTAAGCATATCGACAAGATTGAGATGTACATTGGTGGTCAGCTGATTGACACTCAGGATCAAACTTTCAATACTCTGATTGCACCCGTCTGCATGGGTGACTGCTACTCCAAGCGCTTCCTCGGCACCGCCACTGGCTCAGACGCAAGCTCAGTCCGCACCAACATCATCAACACCTGGTACCCATTCAAGTTCTTCTTCTGCAAGGATTACCAGAGCTCACTGCCACTGGTGGGCCTGCAGTTCCATGACATTGAGTTCCGCATCTACTGGGCCACCCCCAGCGCCAGCTACCAGTACGAGGCCTGGGCCAACTACCTGTACCTCGACAACTCTGAGCGCGAATACTTTGCCAGCACCGATCTGGACCTGCTGATCTGGCAGGTGCAGCGTGTTCTGCTCCCAGCCGACTACAGAGCAGAGCTGGTTTTCAGCCACCCAATCAAGTTTATCGCCTCGAACGTCTCACCATACTCGAGCGGAAGCCAGCAGGTCAAGACGCAGATTAACGGTGTGGATGTGGGTGAGTATCGTGGTCTGCCCCACTGGGTCGAGGTGCCCCAGTACTACCACACTCCATTCGGCTTTTCCAACCCAGCATCTGCCCAGCCAGGTGCACCAGCTCCAGTGTTCATGATTCCATTCTGCCTTGACTCGGCCAAGCTGCAGCCAACTGGCACCCTCAACTTTTCCCGTATCGATTCGTACCGCCTCCTGTCCCTGCTCGGCTCAGGTGTGCCACTGACTGGTACATCAGGCACAACCATCTTCGGCGCCGGCTCCCTGGCCCCAACCCCATACATCTACGCAGTCAACTACAACATCCTGCGCATCCAGAAGGGCCAGGCTGGTCTGCTGTACAGCAACTAAATGTAACATAGTAGTAATGAGCTGGGTCTCCTTGCTCGCACTCATTGTGTTTGTGTTTGTTTTGACGTACAACCCACGTTCAGGAGTGATTAATAATTATATAAATCCCTAGTAGGGATGGAAAAGCATAAAGCAATCGCTATTCCCGTTAGCTTCATTGATGATAAACCTCATTTCTTACTTGTTCATGACAGGCGATACAAGGAGTGGACATTTGTGACTGGTGGGTGTCGGAAACGTGAGGTGTACAACCCTATACGGTGTGCAGTTCGCGAACTCGAGGAGGAAACTCGAGGCATCCTAAACCTGAAGAAGGGGACATACTCCTACTTCAAGTTTGAGACTCTCCAGAGGGAGTTTGATACGGTCGGTGATGACTTTTTAGCCGTATACCACGTCTACATAATCTACATGCCAATTTCGTTTGACGAGCAGAAGAGACTTGTGGGTCGCTTCGAAGAGGAGAAGAAGAAGATGGATCTGAAGCAGATGTGCTTCCGGAAACAATATGACGAGAATGACTTTATGGATTTTGACACGCTCGAGGGGATGCAGAAGCGTCGAGTCTGGCCCATGATTACTCAACACGTGATTCAGAACCCAGAGTTTCATACTGCACTCAACTCGGTAAATCGCCAGACGTTTTCTCTGAAATACTAGAAATGAAGAACAAGGCGTACTTTATAAACCGGCTTGCTCAGCTCAAGGGTCTGAAGCCTGACAGCGAGGAGGTTAAGGAGTGGGCCGATATGAAGATTGTCGACATCTTGATTGAGATTCGGGAGGAGCGGGAAAAGAAAAAGCCAGAGCCAAAGCCAGATTCTGATTCCGACTCGGATGACATTTCAATAATGCGGCGCGTGTTAAAAACTTAAAACGCTATAAAAGTAATGATTAGGCGATGGCAAGTGAGTATCGGGCCAGTTACTCACCTGCTCATGGATGGTGGCATCCTTCTGGTTGATAAGCCAGACGAATTCCATGAAGCATACATCAAAGACTTGGCCGCTGGCAAGAGACTGTACGTGGTCGAGAAGAAGACTGACACATTCAAGTTTTTTGTAGATTTGGATCATCAAGCAGACTACAAGCTTGACTCGGCTCAGATTATTAGTCTCGCCACAAAGATGAACCTTGTGACGAAGCATCGATGTCTCATAGCTCTGACACCAACCAGGATTGTGTCTGGCAAGATCAAGACTGGGGTGCATTTTCATTGGCCGGACCTACTCGTCACCAAGGCGGATGCAATCAAGCTGCGTAACCAGATTATACTGTCACTCCCTGAAGGCACAGACTGGGACAAGGTGATTGACGCTTCTGTGTACTCTGGGTCTGGTTTGCGGATGATATGGTCACATAAGCGGGAAGGAACCACAGACTTTGAGCCGTATCGTCCATGGAAGACTGTATCGCCTGCAGGTAATGTATCCTCACTTCCACCAGAGCCAGCACTTGATACACTCAAGTTGTTTTCGGTCCGGACCGAGGAGGATCCTACAAAGAATGAGACGCTCAACAAGGATTTTACCAAGCTGGAGGAGCATATCAACAAGTATATGGAGGGTCACTCAACTGCTAGCGTCCTCAGAGTCTTCAAGACTAAATCTGATGTGACGCACTGTGTCCAGACCGACTCGAGGTTCTGCGAGAATATCGGCAAGAGTCACAGACGAAATCACATCTGGTTCAGGATTCGGAGAGGTGTCATCTGCCAAATGTGTCTGGACGATGACTGCAAGGAGTTTGTCGGAAAACCGTATAATCTTCCTCCAAGTATAATAGCAGAACTCCAGGATGGAGATGTGGTTGAAATTGATTCTTGTAATTTTTCTTTTCGTGACGTTTTTTCCATATCAAAGAAGCCTAGATGAGCCCATTGATTCGTATGTCAACCAAGTTCACAAGTTTTCTGGTCTCTCCCCAGATCACTTCTACCTGTTTGTGGATCAGATGCAGATTCTGAAGGCGAATATACGCTCAGACCCAGATGTAGCATCAAAGGCTTTGTACATGGGCCTTGAGAATCTGCGAGAGATTGGGTTGTATACTCAGCGAGCTGATGACATGTACGAAGGGGAGTTGAATGCAATAGCTGACAATCTTGCCAGAACGTGTGAGGATGTCATACAGAGCACTGCACTCGTCAGAGGCGTCCGCTTTCTACCAAGATACTTAAACGATATCATCCCTGAAACTCCAGATGACGCAGACTCGTTCGGGCCGAATTACAAAAAAACCGGACCGCTATGTCCCCGTGGAGCGTGTAGAGGATGATTTCGACTCGGATGACTATGATTCAGACGAGAGTGAGTTGACATCCGAGATTGAGTATTCGGATGAGGAATTGGATGAGGATTCCGAGTCGGATGACTCGTTCGTTGTACCAGATGACGAAGTTAAAAGTGAGCAGGGTGAAGATGATAATGGAGACGATGATGAGTCCGATGACGCGCTTTCCGACACCTCCTCCACCAAGTCCGGAGCCAGACGAGGTGCTCGCACCACAGCCCCACCAGGAGCTCCGGTACAGAATGCCGGAAATCCACTTGCCGCCACCCCCTCCACAACCTCAGGAGCTCCGCTATAGAAAGCCAGTAGCAGTTCCACCACGAAAGACAGTTGTCTTTGATGAGTTTTCAAAGAAGACAATCTTTTTGATTTTTTTAGCTCTTGTTGTAGGTTTTTTCATAGGTCGCTCAATGTCACCAATCCACATCTTCACTACTGGATCATGTACATAGGCGACTTTTCTAGATTCTTTTCAAAACTTTCAAAACCGCCAATTGCACCCACTCGGATTGAACTCATGGGTTCCTGAAGGAAACCCACCCATGGATTCTCTCGCGGCTCGTCGCGGAATATTTCAGATGCAGCTACAAAGTGTGAGCGATCCTCTTGTTGCTGGACCGCTCTGAACACCACCAAAAGTGTAAACATACATATTATCAAAATAATCGCATTCACTGCGAGTTGAACTGCAACCATCTAGTGTATACTGGGAATTAAACTGCCACCTCCTCAGCATTCTCGCTGATTGGCTCCTTATTCTCCTGATCACGCTTGTACTTCTCCTCCGCCTCTACCAGCTCGAGCTCGCGCTCCTTGCGCCGGTTGCTGATAATGTCGAGCACCTTGAGGTCAGCCAGCTGGCGCAGATCGTCATCCGAGCGGTCGGGGAAATCCTTGCGCAGACCATCCAGAAAGTCGGATGGATGAGGCACTGGTGGAACATCTGGCTTGGTGTAATACTTGGAGTTTTCATCCGAGGGGTCGATGTAGGGGTGCTCACCCTCACCCGCCTTGGCCATCAGGTCACGCTTGCGCTTCTCAAACATAGAAGCCGCCTGGCGCTGGTTCTCGCGGTAACCCTGCATAATCTCCTCCAGCTTGTCATTAACATAGTGAGCATCCTCAATGTGATCACGGTCGGGTGGAATCAGCAGCCACTTGCCCATCTCGACAACATAAATGTCAAAGGTGGCATCGTCCTTCTGCAGACGCTTCGCAAAACCCTTGGCATCCTCAGCAGTGCCAAACACTCCCCGAATCTTGACACCAAACTTGTCATTCTTCTGGGGACAATCTGGTCCCACAATGGAAATCAGTGCAAATGCCTGCCCAGTTGGAAGGTTGTAATCGCTCTCAAGAGAACCCATATAGAGATACTGAACTCTATAACTTTAAGTACAAATAAATGGAAGACCTTCGACGCGCACATAACAATGCGAAGCGGTACCTTATCAAGAGCTTGTGCCGGAAGGGTGACAAGGTCCTGGATGTAGGGTGTGGTCGCGGAGGCGACTTGCACAAGTGGAAGTCATGTAAGGTGAAGTTGTGGGGTGTCGACCCAGACCCAGCCTCGATTGAAGAGGCGAAGACTCGGGCCGTTGGGCTAGTCTACGATGCTGAATTCTCGGTTGGTGATGTGACTACAGCTCCCGCAGGTCCGTTTGATATCCTCTGCTACAACTTTTCACTCCAGTACATCTTCGCCTCACAAGACTTGTTGAGTCGGAGCATCCGTGAAATCAGGAATCGCGTCGATGTGGGGGGTGTCTTCATAGGTGTGGTTCCAGACTCGGAGAAGATACTCAGACTCCCCTGCAAGTGGACCGACTCTCTCGGGAATACCATCGAGCGTGGGCCAAGCATAGGCCGGGACTTGGTGGGGGAGATGATTCTCGTCAAGCTCTCAGATGGACCTTACTATGCCAAAGGCGCCATTCCGGAGCCTCTCTGCCACAAGCATATCCTCTTTCAGAACCTGTACGATTATGGGTTTGAGCTTGTGTATTGGGGTGATATGTTACCCAAGACTACTGGTCTAATTTCAGACATTTACTCTCAGTTTATTTTTAAACGCCTAAGGTAGATGAATAAGCTGATTCTGTTTGGCATTCTCATGGCTCTGCTGATATCACACAGGGAACCAGCAGTACTGTCGGCGGTGCGTGAAAAATATGTACTGTTGCGGAGGAAGCTCGCTACAACTGGACAGTTTCCACAACTTCAGCAGGATGTGATTCTGACGGGTATGCAGAAGCAGGGACCCAAAGGCGATGTCGGATACAATGTTAACAAGGGGCATGAGATTTTCCTATGCCTGAAGGGCGACCTCAACTCTGTCATGCATGTTCTTCTCCACGAGCTTGCTCATATGACGGTGACAGAGTATGATCACTCGAGCAAGTTTTGGGAAAATCTGAGAGAGTTGAAGAGGGTTGCTATCGATATGGGTATTTACCAAGGTATAGGCGCAAAGACCTTTTGTGACGGTGAGATTAGAGACTAGTGACGTTTAATAAATAATGCCTCATATCTCCGTATCGTTCCGTGATCCTGATGATGTAATCAAGACTATTGTCCGAAAGACTGGAGATGTACTGATTCTCTCCATCGCGTCAAACTTTATAGTTCATATGTTTTCTACTGCTTGCCGCCAAGGAACTTCTTCGCAAGCATGTAGATGACTGCAGTAAGAGCCAACATGAATGCCTGGCTCATCATCCCCTGGCCAATAACTTGTGGCAGAACTTCTGAAATCTTGTCCTGAACTGGCTTTGAAAATGCAATGACTGCGGCAATGCCGGCAAGTGCCGCCTGCAGCTGGTCATCAGTCAGTCCAAATGGATTCTTGGATGCTGTGGCTACCGACTCGGGAATCTCCTTCTCTGATCGGTAGCTCTCCTTGCGAACACGCTGAACAAGACGCTCGTCAACTGGCATTGTCATCTCCTCGGGCTCAAAATCGGCCGAACCCATGACATCCTGAATAGCTGTAGAGAACTCCATATCTACATTACGGTCATTATTTTTTTCAGATAGACGTGGCTCAGGGACGGGAGGGGGGATAACCTGCTCCTGTTTCTGTGTCTCCCCTTGAGGGCGGGAAGGTTCGATTGGTACGAGTTCAACCATTAGTTTTGCATGTCAAAGTTTTTACTGGGCTCCGCCGCGAAGTCGGAGTACGAGGTGAAGAGTAGACTCTTTTTGTACATTGTAATCAGCTAGGGTGCGATCATCCTCAAGCTGCTTACCAGCAAAAATCAAACGCTGCTGATCTGGCGGGATCCCCTCCTTGTCTTGGATCTTCGCCTTCATATTTGCAATCGTGTCAGAACTATCCACCTCGAGTGTGATAGTCTTTCCAGTCAGAGTCTTTACAAAGATCTGCATCTAATGTAACATCAGCCCACCTTTTTAACTACTATTTTAGGTGTATTCTTCTTCTGGACTTCAGCCATACTTGCTGGGAGCTGAGCGTGACGGGGGTTGTAATTGCTCTGGTGGAACCTCCACATTGCTGGACTACCTATCCGAAAGTTTTTACGTATAGGAGACCTATAAAAGAACACACAATCCTCAATCTTATTTGACTTGCTCGTATTATCGAGCACGAGGCATTCGTAGTTCTCTGTGCAAACCTTCAGCACCTGCTCAAACATCTCGAAGCTTGGGAAGATGCCGAAAAAGTTTTCGTATAGGCGCTTCCGATTCTGCACAATTGGTTCGCGAAACACAAATACATAGTCGCACTGCCCTCTGAGGTCCGGGGGCAGGTCCATGCAGTACTGCATAGTCAACATGAAAAAGAGCTTCCAGTGTCGACCGTTGTAAAATGTCTGCCGGATGCACAAGTCCTTCATTCGACTCTTTTCGTACATGCAGTCATCCAGAAGAAGAAAGGCTGGCTGAACCTTATTCAGGTTGGCAAGCGTCTTTTGTCGAGCCAGAATCTTTTCAACCGTCTCCTTCTGATAATCCCCATGGATGAATAGATCAGGAACAAACTGCTTGTAGTGATGGTTACCCTCCTCGGTTGCACTCATCACTACACCCACTGGGATGTGTCTCTTGTGCCAGAGGATGTCAGTCACGAGAGTCGATTTACCACTCCCACGCTTTCCTATGAAAATACACACCTTGTCATCCGCAATCTTGGTAGGGTCGAACCTCCTGAGCTGCAGGTTCATCTACTATAAAGGGGATTTTGACTGTTAAAAAAATACGCGCAACCATTAGTAATGTCATCAGCTGGGTGGCTTAAAATAGCAGCTGAGGGTGTACAGGATGTATATATTAACGGTACTCCTGATGTTTCATACTTTACAACGATTTACAAGTCTCATTCGTCTTTTCTCCTCAACACATTTGAGGTTCCTTTTAACAATCCCCCACTCGCGTCCGGTGGAAACGCAATTTGCAGAATCCCTTACAAGGGTGATTTTTTGCGCGGATTGTCTCTCAAGGTGAATCTCCCTTCGGTGTACACACCTGGGCCAGGATGGATCAAGACTCTTCGATACTCACCAAGTATCCAATTCAACTTTACAGATGGATCAAACGTCATCGTCAATGCTCAACAGACACCTTCCAATATCTTTGCAACCTATAACGAAATCTCCAATGTCGCCATGGCTCTATCGAACCTTCAAGGTTCTTTGAACAGTGAAATGTTCATATACGGAACCCCTTACATTGGTCTGGTCAGGACATCTAACGTTATTGACACGGAATATATTGTATCCAATCTGATTACCCAGCAATATGTTGAACCAGTCACCACTGTGACGCATATCAACTTTGCAAACTGTATTGCCAATGCCATAACAGAAAACATCACTAACGCTATTCTCTCTCCAGTGACATCTCTGTATGTCACCCCAGTTAACGGGATGAATGTGTTTAACACTGGATACACTGGAGCGGTTAATGTAGTGAACATAGTGAACTCGTATGGAGGTGGCCTATTTGAGATTTACGTAAAACTTACATCCCAGCAACCCAAGTCATTCAATCAGACTGTTTACTACTCGAATATAACCACTACGTATTCAACCAATCCAGTGACTGATCTCGCCTTCACATATACAGGTAATGTCGAGACACTGACTGATGGTATGCTCGTGTACAACACTGGACTGTCCGGCACCGTAACTGCAAATATATACAATTCGACAGATGGAAAACTCAACTTTACGTCTCAGCCACCAACCTCTTTTATTTCTAATACTCTATCCTTTGTAAATTATTCGAACGTTTCAACAGAAGACATTACACAGACTCAGTTTACAGTCACCTCGACTCCATCATTCATAGCCAACTCCATCTTCCCAGGCATGAATATCTTTTTTGCCAATACAACTTTCAACGTGACATCAACCCCTAATGTAGCGAGCGTGAGTGGATCTGTTGTATCTGCTAATATCATCACACAGCAGCCTCTCAGTGAATCAGGTACCATGTTCATATCGAATATCGTGGCTACAACCAACTTGGCTGACATTAACACCACTCTTCTCGAGTTTACGGATGGTCCATATGGTGGTCTTACTTACGGAAACGTTTATGGTCTCCCATTCACGGCCAATGTCGCAACCGTGTTCCCGTCTGCAATCTCTGTCAATGTATCAAGTCGCCAACCATTCTCATTCACCAATCCAGTAAATGTATTCTTCTCAACAACAACCTCTAATTTATCGACAGTTAACATCACTACATCTAATATCGCCTTTTTCAGCCCTACAGGGGTACCGGCGGTCAATGATGTGCTTAATTTCACAGGTGGTTTAGGATTCGGGACGGCAACTGTGCTCAATATGTCTGACTACCCGTCGGATGTGACAGTCACTATAAGCTCTCAGCAACCCCAGAGTTTTTCGAATCTGAGTGTGACGTATAACGGTGGACAAACTGCAACAGTCTCAACTCTCAATGTGTCTCGACTTGAAATGCTTGTGTCCAACCTTATAGGTCCAGACCCAAGCTCGATTCTCTACGCGAATATACAGGGAACTACAAATTTGGGGGGTCACATTCTTCCATACTGGGGTCCAGTTCAGAATGTGATTTCATTTGAGTCAACATCTAACATATTGAATTTAAGCTTTCCTCCCCAACAGCCAGTCTCTTTCCAAAATAACTTTACTGTGTATGCATTCACCTCAGCCAGGGTCAAAACTGCGAACATCACCACCGCGGTCTACTCCTATACACCCGTATCTGGAGATGTACTCGCGTCCGTTGGACAGTATGTCAGTAATATCCTGACCCCAAGTCAGGACTATATCACTGCAGCTAATGCAACCTCACTCGTTGTGACCTTCCCTCCAAGACAACCATTCGTCAAGAATAACTTTCTTTCTTACATCTCACCATATTCAAATATGTCATATACAACAACTCCTATTACTAGTGCTACACTCAATCTTTCTAATACATTTGGAGTCATTAATAAAAATTTTACCATGATTGGCGTGAGCGGCTCGGTCACGCCGTCTAATGTCACCACAACCACCATGATTGGTAATTTTGAGCCCCAACAACCATTCAGTTTTACAAATACCATTGTCACTTTCCAGACATCTTCCGCCATAGTAACAACCAACACCATCTCGAATACTCTCGTGACTGTCAATTCTGGTGGGTTGGTCACAGGTGCAACACCAAATTACAGTATGCTAAGGACGAGTAACAGCTCACTCATAGGTACACTTTCGAATGTAGTGACCATAAACGCAGCCGCGATATCTGCAACTCTCACATTCCCTTCAGTCCAACAACCAGTGTCTGTATCTGATTCAGTCTATGTGGGATATGCCGCCCAAGCCACTACAAATCTTCTGACGGAATCCAACGTGCAGATTAGCGGAGTTCTTGGAACTGGGGCTACGATTCAAGTCGGGGCAAATGTCCTCGGGATGGGATACACCGGAATTGCAACTGTAGCTGAAATCATTTCTTCTAATACATTACTCAAATTGACACTCAGCACACCCCAACAGCCAGCATCATACAGTAACATCATGTTCTTTTCTCCTTCTCAAGCTGATTTCACGTCACCATCGAGTATCCCATGGCTCACCTTCCCAAAGCTTACAGCTCAGAACGTGACCGTCTTCTATAACCAGACTACTCAAAAGTGGAACTTCAAATCTTTCAGCAAGCCGATAGCAAATCTCGCATTCACGAGTTATGATAATATGGTGTTTTGGGGGTTTGATCCACGCAACAGGGCATAAAATCTCTGTATATGAAAGGATGCCGACTCTAGTAGATGGGAGTCTGTTGGTTGCAGGTGACTTGTTTATATACGGTAATATTGCGCCACCACCCACCGCTGGTGGCATCTTGCCACTCATTACAGTTATGAACATCATCAGCAATGTGAATGTGTTTGGGTCACTCGTAGCTCAGAATGATATTGTTGGTTTCTCGGATCTATGTGACGGCCGATTCAAGTCGAATGTTCTGCCACTTGAAAACTCGCTTGATGTGATTCGGGCTCTGAACCCAGTCTCGTTCACGTGGGCCGACAAGCTGCCAATTGCCAAACCAGGCAAGGCTGGCACAAGAGATATTGGTCTTATCGCTCAAGAGGTGGAGGTGGTTGAGCCCTTGGCTGTGAGTAACACTCTCGAGTTCAAGACGGTGGATTGGGCGAGACTTGTGCCCCACCTTATCCAGACTATTCAGGTGCTTGATCAGCGCATTTGCGAATTAGAAAATGTCAGTAAGAAGTAGATATGGTGTTGCCCGCCCCACCACCACAAGTTGGTAATCCCATCACCGCCGGAGCAATTCTGGCAGAGTACGCCATCAACCCACCATTCGACTTGGAGGATCTCTATGGAGTCCGGCCACAGATCCAAACCTCTGGCCAGATTGCACTGTCAAACTTTTACGGTGTCAACTCATTCTCTATTTTCATCCCGTATAACGCAAATGGAAGTCAGCTCGTCGAAGCCAACTTTACCATGATTCAGGCTGGATTTAGTGCAGGCAACACGTTCAGTAACTCTTCCGTGTATGTCGACTCTGTGGCGAATCGCATGATTGACTCGGCCGAACTCTATGTGGGTGGTCAACTCATCGAACGGATCACGGGTGAGTTTATACAAATTGAAGATGAGCTGACTATTCCATACGAGAATCAGACGGCACTAAACGTCCTCATAGGTAAGTCGGATGCTACATTAGGTGTCAATCCCAGAACCTATATCGCAAATATACCATTCTACTTTTACAACAAACCTGAGCTCTCTCTACCGATGGTGGCTCTGGGGCGCCAAGATGTCGAGCTCCATGTCAACTTCAGGCCTCTGACTGAGTTGCAGAGTACCATCACCAAACTCCCAGCATTTTACGATGCAACCATTCTAGCTGACATAGCATTCATTTCTCAAGAGGAGATGAAGTTCTTCAAAGAGAAGAGGCTCGACTACACCATCACCCAACTCCAGAAATCATCATCAGTCATCCTGGCCAACACCTCCGGTGCCCTCTACCAAACGTATTTCGTCAATCCAGTCTACGAACTCTACTTTCTGGTGCACACTGGCGTATTCCAGTACTCTAACGCAGTCAATCAGATTCAGCTCTACTACAACGGACAGCTGGCGTTCGAGGATGACTCTACTGTCCTCCAGGTGATTGAGCCGCTCTACAAGCACACCAGTATCCCTTCAAGCAATGTCTACGTCAAGAGCTTTGCTCTCCACCCAGAGATTGGAGATCCTAGTACATATGTAAACATGTCTCGTATTCGCCAACAGATTTACGATGTCAAGTTTGATCCGTCTGCAGCCCAAAGAACCTTTGTCATCTACGCCAAAAACTATAATATCCTTCGTGTGGAGAATGGCCTGGCGGGCCTGCTGTTCAACAGCTCAAAGTAAAATGGGGTAACATATCAGGATGTCTCTTAGAGACTTTTTGGACGCCAACGAGGCTACACACTCGTACTTTCTCAACAAGTATGATGGCACAACCAGGTTCCAGGTTCAGACACTCGAGGTGGATACAGACTCGGACACTCGATTTGGAGGAACGTCATGGACAGTCCTTCCTCACAGAGGAGATGTCATCTCACGAATCATCCTGAAGGTGGAATTTGATGAAACAAACTTGTCTTTCATCCAGTCTGCTGGTACATACATGATTGATCACATAGAGCTGTACTGTGGAAGACAGCTCATAGAGAGAGTCTATGGTGAGTACATAGAGCTTCTGAATGACCTGACTGTTCCGGAGGGGAAGCAGCCATCACTGGGAACAATTCACGGTAAGGGTGTGTTTGCGAGAAGCCCATTGTCATTCTACGTGGTGGTTCCCTTCTCTCTCACCAAGAGAGGCTTGCCTCTGGCAGCTCTGAAGGAGGATACGGTTATTCAGATTAAGATTCAGTACAGAGATGGTTACACATTTGCGGCACAATCAAACGATGCAGGCAACTTTATATTGCCGTATGAGGGTCGGACACCAATCAAACAACAGTTTCTAGTAGATTATGTTTACCTGTCGGATGACGAGGCTAAAGTCATGCAGACCAAACCTCTCGAGTACATTATCGAGCAAGTTCAGTTTTTCCAAGGCACCATCCCAGCCCTGACATCGAATATCTCATTCAATCTGAATTTTACCAATCCCGTCAAAGATATGTTCTTTCTGATACAAGACTCAAATGCCACGCCATACTCGTATTCGAGCAATCTGCAGAATTTGAGCCTTGTGCTCAATGGTCAGAGTGTCATATCAGCTGATATAGGCATCCCACTGTACCTCCACAACGTCCAGACTATGGACTACTATACAAGAACCCCGACCCACAACTTTTTCGTATATTCATTCTGTCTCGATCCCGAGAATGATGACCCAACAGGTCACCTGAACTTTGGCCGTATAGCCCGCCAGACAATCAACGTCAATACTCGGGTAGCTTCATCCGACAGCTACTTCAGAGTGTATGCTCGCTCATACAACATCTTCAAGATTGAAAATGGCTCTGGACTGATGCTGTTCAACAATCTACAGTAGATGGGATCATTTCTTTGAGGTCTGAATATAAGAGTTCGTATGGATTCGACGGTATATCATCCACAAATGATTGTATGAAATATGTAAGAGGAGAATCAAAGTCTTCTTGTTTCTGTTTTATGAACAAGTTTCCCGATATGCGATATTTTTTATAGTCAGGTGCATCAGTTTCAAAGCTTGTATCACGGAATGTTTTTGAGATTTGAATTGGTTGGTGACCAAATCCGAGATATACATTTGAGAGTTGTACACCTGATGGTTCTAACGTTAATTGTGGAGCAATGACTCCCATTTACTTATTCTCGAGAATAAATACTCGCTTCTCAAGCTCTTCACGCTTCTGCACCTCCTCTTGCAGAGCCTTGATGAGAAGAGGAATCAAACGCTCGTACTTCAACATAAAATATTCTTCGTTTCCTGGGACTCTCTGAACAGCCTCTGGGCAGACACTTCGCACCTCCTGTGCACTCATGCCAACCATTCGCTGGTAGCATCCACGAAGGCCAATCTTGCGAGCAAGATCGTTAAAGTAATATGTAAAAGTCTTCAGTGGTAAGATTTTTGCAAGACCATCCATTAAAGGTTGTTGATCAACCTTGAGGCGATCATCAGAAATACCACCGTATGCGATGATATCAGCATTACATGTGAGTGTAGTTCCATCAAATCTCAGTCTTGTGTTGTTAGCGGTGGCTGTACCTGGTGCAGCTGCGCTACTGTAAAGTACAGCATTTAAAGATGCGAATGTTGGTGCTGCACCCTGTGGACCAGCTGGACCCGGTGCACCCTGTGGACCACCTGGACCCGGTGCACCATTTGGACCACCTGGACCCGGTGCACCATTTGGACCACCTGGACCCGGTGCACCATTTGGACCACCTGGACCCGGTGCACCCTGTGGACCACCTGGACCCGGTGCACCATTTGGACCACCTGGACCCGGTGCACCATTTGGACCACCTGGACCCGGTGCACCAACTGGACCACCTGCACCCTGTGGACCAACTGGACCACCTGGACCCGGTGCACCACCTGCACCCTGTGGACCTTGAGCCCCTTGCTGCCCAGTGAGTTCTATTCGCCACGTTCCTGTCTGTACAGTTGTAAAACTCCGGTAATAGACAGTAATAGTAAACGCTGTACCACCACCGATGAGAGTAATAAGACCTTCGAAATATGTTGCTGGGGTTGTAGATAATGATACGCGAATATTCTGTCCAACAGCGAATGCGGAACTAACTGCTGATGTTACAGTGATGACATTCGAAGATGCAACAACTGGAAGAAATGAAGTCGATGCAGTTGAGTATGGTCCATAGCCAGCTCCAGTTGGCCCAGTTGTTCCCTGTGGACCACCTGCACCCTGTGGACCCACTGCACCTTGCGGACCCACTGCACCTTGTGGACCCACTGCACCTTGTGGACCCACTGCACCATGTGGGCCCTGTGGGCCTGTTAAGCCAGTCGGGCCTTGCAAACCTGTAGGACCTGTGAAGCCAGTTGGGCCTGTGAAACCCGTCGGTCCTGTGAAGCCAGTTGGGCCAGTCGGTCCTGTGAAACCCGTCGGTCCTGTGAATCCCGTCGGTCCTGTTACACCCACCAATCCAGTCAGTGAAACAGACCAAGTACCAGTCTGTGTACCAGTAAATGATGAATTAGTTACAGTAATAGTGATGGTGAGAGAACTTATCAGAGTGATGATACCTTCGAAAAAGACGGTTGAACTCGTGGCTACACGAATCTGCTGATTGACTGCGAAAGCTGAATTATTGAGAGAAGTAACTGTAATGTTATTTGAAGAGCTAACAACTGGAGAAAACGAAGTCGATGCAGTTGAATAAGGACCATATCCAGCTCCAGTTGGACCTGTTATTCCTGGCGGTCCTGTCGGTCCTGTAAAGCCTGTTGGACCGGTGAATCCTGTCGGTCCTGTCGGTCCTGTAAAGCCTGTTGGACCGGTGAATCCTGTCGGTCCCGTGAAACCAGTAGGTCCTGTAGGTCCAGTCCAACCTGCTATTCCCGAAACAGAAACACTCCAAGTACCAGTCTGTACTCCTACAAAGGTTTTGTATGTTACTGAAATTGTAATGTCTGTTCCTGAGTTTTGTGATGTAATGGTACCCTCGAAAAACACAGTTGAACTCGTTGACACGCGCACAGTCTGATTGACTGCGTAGGCTGAGCCAGTAAAAGACTGGAGAGTAATTGTGTTTGACGAACCAACAACTGGGTTAAACGATGTTGCAGCAGCAGTCGAGTACGGTCCGTATCCTAGACCTGTAGGCCCTGTGAAGCCGGTGGGTCCTGTAAAGCCTGTGGGGCCAGTTGGACCAGTAAAACCTGTGGGGCCAGTAATACCCGTCGGTCCCGTGAAACCGGTGGGTCCAGTAGTACCGAAAGCTCCGGCGATAGACATGGTCCATGAAGTGAAAGGACCAGCGCCACCCACCGCATAGTCTGTTGTGACGGTAAGTGTAGTTCCGGAATAGGCTGTGATAATACCCTCCATAAAGTTGGAGGCTGAATTGATGATTCTGATGCGGTTACCTACAATAAATGCAGATGATGAAGAGTTGGTCTGCACGGTGAACACCTTACCCACAGCGACAGAGTTAGTCACTGATGTTGTCGATGTGAGAGCAGTGTAACCAGGACCCGTAGGGCCAGTTATGCCCACCAATCCTGCCAAACTCACGGTCCAAGTTCCAGTCTGTGAACCGGATGTGGTGGAGTAATCAACTGTGACTGTGATGCTTGTAGCAGGTGTTACAGTGGTGATTGTGCCCTGAAAATACGTACCAGAGTCGCGATAAACCTGAATCTTCTGACCCACTGTAAACGCTGAACTTGCTACAGTGAATGAATTGAGTGGTATAACAACTCCGGCTGTTCCAGCAGTTGTGACAAGAGCAGTACTTGCAGGAGTCGAGTAGGGTCCGTAGCCTGCGCCAGTTGGACCTGTAAACCCTGTTGATCCTGTAGGCCCTGTGAAGCCCGTTGGGCCCGTCGGCCCCGTGAAGCCAGTAGGACCGGTAAACCCAGTTGGTCCCGTTGGACCAGTGAAGCCGGTGGGACCAGTGAAGCCGGTGGGACCAGTGAAGCCGGTGGGTCCGGTGGGACCAGTGAATCCGGTGGGTCCGGTTGGGCCTGTGAAGCCGGTGGGGCCTGTGATGCCGGTGGGGCCAGTGAAGCCGGTGGGTCCGGTGGGACCAGTGAAGCCGGTGGGGCCAGTGAAGCCGGTGGGGCCTGTCACGCCATTAGGTCCTGTTGGGCCTGTTGGAATGCCAGTCAGCTGGGATGCTGAACCAACAAATGTACCATAAAAGGCTGACGCTGTGACGTTACTCAGGCCAGCCAAGTTTTTATTGCCGTAGTAGAGCGTCTCGCTCATTTACTATAACTAAGGAAATCTTCACCATGTATATACATGGAGGACAACTTTATGGATGCTGTGAATGATATCATTTTACCCGTGATGGAGTCGGCCACCGTCCTGGCTGCTCATTACTGCAAGGCTTGTGGCCGTAACACTGTGACGGATAAGGATGTGGAGTACGGACTCAAGTTTGCCATCCGCCACGTCACAGGCCGGCAGCTTGGCAGCTTGTACCCTGAGATTTACGAAGACTCTGAGTCAGACGAGGAGCTAGAGGTGGTGGATGACTCGGATGAGCCATTTACGAGATATGAAGGAACCGAGGACCTTTACTCGAAGATGAATGAGTGCTTTGACACTTGGAGTTTGTGGGTCCCTAATACACCAGCAGAGCGCTTGCTAAAAAATAGTGCAGACAAAGTAGGGAATGAATGAAGAAATAGAAGGCTACACAGGGAATAATTACAAAAAGTGGATTCCCGAAGATGTGACGGGATATGACTATAGGATGTACTGTGAATGGGAACCGGAAGATGATGAGATACCAGAGCCACCAACCAAGACCTTTACAAAAATTATCCAGGAAGAAGAACTTTTTGACTGACTTTTTTCTATGTAGATACTAAATGTCTATGTCCGAGACCGAGTCTTATACCCTGCCCAAGCTGCCACCCGTTGTGATGGATTTTGCCTCACAGGTCGAGTCCCAGTCCCTCAATGCAGTTGTTGCCGGCTTTGCATTCGCCAGCGCAATTGCATGGATGGATGTGGTTCGCTACCTGATCTCCATGGTGATTAGCGTGAACAAGAACAACCCCAACTACTACGTACTGAGCGCTCTGTTCACCACCATCCTGGCAATCCTGGTGTACCAGCTGACCAAGCGTGTGTCTCGCGCAACCATCGCTCAGCCAGGTCAGGCTGTGTACGCAGTGACTCGTTAGATTTACAATTTGTTGAAATAAGGGCTTAGTGCCACACAAGGGGGAGTCTGCGCATGCAGATTCATTACCATCACCCCACTTGTCGCAGTCTGTGGTGAGAATACAACTCGCCCACACGGAGTTGCAACAGGTGCAATATAACCAGCGTTACATGCAACTGTGTAGAATTGTTCAGAGTAAATGTCAAAAACCGTCACAGATGCACCATTTGTGGACATGACCACCTTGCCGTTACCAGCAAAGCACCCCCACGCTGATCCTGGTATAATAGGTCCAGCAGTTGGAATATTACCTGAAACATAAGCGGAATAGATGCCGAATTTCGGTATTAGAAATGATCTACCAGTCGGGAGATATACCCCCCCAGTAAAATATCCAGGTCCAGTTTCTAGACCTTGTATTGATACTAAACTACTGAACGCATCTGCTGCATAGTTGTATATATACCCAAAAATGTCTTGTTCGGGTATTAAAATTACAGTACCATCTGGTCTCAGAATGCACCCATTAAACGATCCGCTACCAACGCCTATAAACTTTTGTTCGACTCCTATGTTTGCGTATGGATTCAGTTCATGAAGAATAGAACCGAGCTGATTAGGTACACACAGGACATTTCCATTTGGCAATAGGCATCCACCCAAGAATCGACCCGGAAGAGGTGATTGGCGCTTTCTCAATATGTTGGTGTTTGGATCGTACATGCATAAAAATGCATTACTGTACGGGAGAAAGACTACATTGCTGTCTGGCATGAGAATACCGCCACGCCACCCCCCACCCAGTGATGATATCCCATCACCACCAGGAACTATGTTCGAAAAGGTATTAGTCTGGATGTTGAGGAAGCCAATCGATCTTGCTGTGTCCGGTACAAAGCATACTCTGCCATCTGGCAAGAGGACACTACCGTACCACCCTGTTTGCCCGTTTGTAGAGTAGTACGATACGGGGGTTGTATTGTTAGAAGTGGACCACCACATTTGCTGCGAATACGCGTTGCTAAAGTTTTGAGTTATAGACTGGTTGATGTATACAG